TCATAGCTCTACAAACTCCCAGGCGCCGCACATGCCCGCGCTCACCTGCCCAAGGGCCTGCAGACGGCGCACAGTGGGCGCCAGACGCTGGTCATCGATGGCTGCGGCCAGCGCGCCCGGCGCATCGGCGTCGTAATCGAGCAGCGCATCCTCGATATACACCAGATCAACAATCTGGCCGCCCGTGACTGCGGCCAGGGCGTGGCCTGCGCCGTGGTATTTCGCGGCAAGGGTCTCGGGGATTGGGTAGACGTTCATGGTTCGCGACTCCAGCTTTTCGATGATCCAGTCCGTGAGCTTTTGCTCGCGGCTCTGGCTGGCTTTGACCCAACGCGCCTTCATCGCGCGCGGGACATTGATATGGATGACGGAGAGGGCCTCGCGGCCCTGGCTGTCAGTCATTGATGGTCCAGTCGAAATCGGAGTCCACCAGTTCCAGTGTGCACGGGGTGCGGCTGGCGGCATGGAGGCGGCCCATTTCGATCACGATGGCCTCGCTCTCGCCCGCATCGTTCGCGGCCTGTTCCGCCTCTGCATACCAGGCGTTCAAGCTGTGGCGTTCGGGCTCGGCTGCGGCAGTATTCACGAACTGGGCTATCGCGGAGCGACCGGCATCGTTGATGATGCGAAATGGCAGGCTTTCGGCTTCGTCGTTGAGCAGGATGGCGCGGGCTTCAGCTGCGGAGATGGTGCGCTTGTTCATGGTGTGTACCTCTTGGGGTGCTCCCGGTGCCGCCGGGGCGGTGGCGATCAATCTCTATCACCATGGAATGGATTATGCACGCAATGCGTGCACTTGTCAAGCATTAAACTAGCGCAGGCCTACGCCCCCGGCAGGCGCCCGACCGCCTGCAGCTCCGTCTTGCGCTGGCTGCTGAAGCTGGTGCCAAGCCAGTACGCACCCACCACTCCGATGATGGTCAGCACCGCCGTCACGATCTGCACCCGCAGCTCGCCCGAGTAGCTGTCGGGATGCACGAACAGCACGTCCACCAGCAGCATGAAAGGCATCAGCAGCAGCGTGGATGTGACCCAGAACGCCGGGTTGTGCCAGAAGCCCTGCACGCCCGGTTCCAGGTACCTCTCGTTGGCCGCGCGCGCGGCCGCTATGCCGCCGCCCACCTCGGTGATCTCGTACCACTTCGTCTCGATCGCCTGACGCACGGCCGCGGCCGCCTCCTGGTTGCCCTGGATCTGCTCCAGCAGGTCCTGCTCGTTCTTCGCGCCGATGGCGGCCTTGGCCGTGTCCACCACGACCTGCGCGGCCTTGATGTTGCGCTCCGAAGTCTCGGAGCCCGAGGCGAACAGCGTGCCCAGCTTGGGCACCAGGTCCAGCAGCGCGGGCAGGACGGCGGCAATGAATGGAGCCATGGTGGTTTCCTTCTGAGTGATGGTGTCCGCGGCGACGGCCGCGGGGTTGATGAAATCGGATACGTCAGGCGCAGGCCTCGCCTCTGCAGCGGCGGTGCCCATGTCCACCACGGGCACGTCGGGCGCCGGCGTGGCTGCCATGGCGGCTTGCACCTTCGCCCATCGGGCCTGCCGGTCGGCCAGCCCGTTGGTACCGCCATTGATCTTTCGCGTGATAGCCACGAACGCCTCGGCCGTGCCCACGTCAGCCAGGGCGTTCAAGCCCCTGTCATCCCAGTAGTCGGCCGCGCTCACGGCGGCCCATTCGGGCAGGGCCAGCAGCTCGGGCTGAGCCTCGAAGTCCGGCACCTCGGGCCCCAGGCGCGCGCGCAATCGGTCACGCACCCGGGCGTGGTTGTAGCGGCCCGTGACCTGGATCAGTCCATGGCCCTTGAAGCGCTCGCCATCGCCCGGCTGGGTGTTTCCAAGGCTGGCGCGCCCCTCGTAGGTCTTCTGGGCAGCCGTGGGGCCCCACACTTCGGCGGAATAACGCAGCCCGCCCGACTCGTGCCCGATCTGCGCGAGAAATGCACAGATGCGCCCGGGCGTGTCGATGTCGTACAGGCCGCACGCGGCCTCGATGTGCGGTTGCCACTGCACCGCACGCTCCGGCGTAGCGCCGATGGCCAGCAGCGCGGCCTGGGTAATGAGCAGCGCCATCGCCCTATCCTCCCGCCGTGAAAAGCACCTTGGCCATCTTGGCCAGGGCGGTCCAGCCGCCCAGCGCATAGACGATGCCGCCCAGCACCACGAACACCGCGCCGCGGCGCAGCAGGCCCGTGATGCCGCTCATCACCATGCGTCCCGCATGGTGCGTGGCCTGGCGCTGCAGCACCGCGATGCCAGCACCCCAGAACTGCTGCGCCGTTTCCTCCGTCATCGCGCCCTTGATGCCCTCGCTCACGGCTTGCTGCACGAGCAGCGTCATGTAGTCGATCGTCTCCTGCGTCAGCCGAACCTCGGCCGGCCGGCGGCGATCGTGTGAATCATCATGCACAGGCATGCGCACCTCCCTGCGTTGCTGCAAGCACCTTGTTGTTCCTGCTCAACATTCGCTGACGTTGATAAGAACTTCATACTCTTTTCTGCGACCGCCGGTCGTGAAAATCGTGCAAATCAGCCGACTGGGCGGTCCACCGCCGCCACCCGTCGTCAGTACGATGACCGAACCATCCGACTTGGCGACCTCCACGACAGACAGCGGCCCATCACACTCCGCGGTGTGCGACGCGATTTCGTCCTCGCAGTCAGCAAGCCATTGCGTGAAGTCAAAGCGATAGTCCAGCCGCTCTCGATGGCGCTTGAAGAATGTGCGGCGCAGCGCCAGGGCGTCGTCTTTAACAACGATGGTGCGCAACTTTGAGCTGAAACCCTGCAGCGAGCCTGGCGGAATCACACCGCCAATCGTCAACACAGCCGCTGCAATGCAGAACACCGATCCGGACGCTCCCAGATAAACCGGTGCAGGCCCGGGAGTCGGATCGCCCACGTTGAGCATCGCTTCCGCGATGCAGTAGACAGCCCCTTCTGCCACAAGGTGCACCGAACTGGGAGCATCACCAGTCGTCAAAAAAGCTGTTGCAACGCAGTAAACAGCGCCAGTTGCGGCCAGGTGCACGGGATCGGGGGAGGGGGTGGCGGCAGTGGATAGGGAAACATTCGCCACGCCCGCGATCACACCATCAACCAACAATTCGTAACTAAAGGACGTGGACGCGCCGTCATACACGAATGAGCCGTCTTCATAGATGAATATGCCGGGCGGAGGGTTGGCAACAAAGGCCCGGAATTCCTTGTCCTCGTCTCCCGGCTGCACGTCGTTGTACAGGATGCCGGGGCCGTTATCCCCATCCGATGTGGTCAAAAGAATAGTCGAGCCCAATACCCCCAATCCTCGGTGCCCGCACACCGTAGAGCCGGGAATCAGGCTGATGGTATCGACTCGTGTGCTCATACCGTGGCCGTCACTTTCTGCAGACCCTCGGCACCCGACGCAAGGACGACGACAACTCTGTACTCGGTTCCGACGGTCATTGCATTGCTGGGCGCTAACAGCGTCCCTGCCGCATCCGTGGTGCGGCCAGTCAATGTGGCGACCTTGTTGCCGCTGGCGACTTCGTAGACGTGCACCGTGGTCCCGGTTTCGTTCGCCAGCAGCGTGCCCGCGTTGTTGCGCAGTTGCGTGAGCGTGAGCGTCGGCGTACTGGGCGATGCAGCCGTGGTAAATGCAGGGCTGGATACCCTGGTCGAATCATTGCCGGCAGCGTCGCTGTGCACAAAGTGCAGGTAGTAGGTGGTCGATGCAGACAGCCCACTCACGGACACGCCCTGCACGCCCGTCACGGACACGGGCACCGATGCGCCAGACGCCTTTACCGTGGCGACCGTTTCAGTCTCGTTGGTCGAGGCCAGGTAATACAGCGCGCCATTCGCCTCGTTCGTCGTCACCGATCCTGTCGCAGTTGCAGCCCCCGTTGCGCTTGCCGTGGGTGTCGTCAGCGTTGGTCCCGTGACGTCGGGCGCGTCGGTCGTGAAGGTGCCAGATGACAGCACTGCCGAGTCATTGCCCGCCGCGTCGCGGTGCAGGTAGTGGATGCGGTAGGTGGTTCCAGGACTCAGGCCAGTGAGGGACACCGACTGCACACCTGCGGCGATTACGGCCTGGGACTGCCCGGCCTTCACCGTTGCAGCCGATTCGCTGGCGTTGCCGGTAGCGATGTAGTACAGCGTGCCGTTGGCTTCGTCAGTACTCACGCTGCCGTTGGCCGTGGTGTACCCGGTAGAGGTGCCAGTCGCATTGGTCAGGATAGGGGCCGTGACATCGGGTGGCCCTGCATACACATCCGACTTGAAGCTACGGAAAACATCAGTGCGGGCCGCGCTAGACCCGTAGGTGAGCGTAATGCCTGTCTTGGTTGCTCCTGCCAGCACTGCGGCATACGAGGAAGCATTACCGCTCATTACCAGAGTGCCGTTGCGGCTGACCTCGAAGACGTTGCCGGAGGCTTGGTACGCGAAGGTGATGGTATCGCCGGCCACCAAAGCGCTCTGGGCTGTTTCCAGTACCGATGAGTCGTTTATCAGAACCATAAACATGGTTTCTGACGGACGATAGTAGAGATTTAGCTGGTTAGTACCGTCAACTACAGCGACGGCTAGGCCAACCTCGCCCAGCGCGTCCGCGAGAAACCCGGTGCCTACGACCACCTCCGCGTAGTGAGAGGTCGCCCCTGTTTCGTGACTGATCGCCCGGCCGTCATTCGACCGGGCCGCCACCCCCATATTCCCGGACCCGTCTGTCTGCAAAGCGTCGTAGTAGCCACCGAGGTGCGCCCATCCTGTGCGCTCCCTGATCCACTGACCCGCTGCGCCATCGAAATCGTCAACAAATGCTGCCATGATTTTTCCTTACGTCGGGTACGCCGAAACATATGCGTTCTTAGGATCGTCGGTGTACGTCACACCGTCCAAAGCTATCTTTGCGTTGCTGTCTGCCAGTGCTGTGGGTATCGAGTCTCCGCAAGCGACGTGATGCCTGATGCACCCGCATACGTTCGCCATGATTGCGGAGTTCCCGCCGTACTCCGCAGTCGCGTAAGGGGCAAAGTTCGCCACCCTGGCGAATATCGGCAATCCGCTGGCGTTGGTAGGTATGGTCACCGGAGGGCCGCCCGGAGTCAGTGACATCTGCATGGTCTGCCCCGAACAGTTCACTGCGTAAAACAGTGTGCGGTATGGGTACGTTGGTGCAAAAGGGTTGTTGCCGTACTTCTCTGGAAAGAGAAATACATCGCCGTCAGTAGGCACGCACACCTTGCCAAGCTCGCCGGGGGTGAGGGTTGCCCGGTTTGTGGCGGTGCTTAGCGAGAGATTTACGCCAATCTGCCCCAGGAAATTGTTGATGTTCGTGATCCGCACGCCATTCGCGTCGTACAGCGCTGCGTGCGGCGTAAACCCAGCAGCTAGGTCACGACTGCTCGCCAAGTTCTCCCAGAATTGGCTCAGAAACTTTCTGAAAGAAGTCGCTGCGGAGGATGGCAGGATGGTGGAGACTTGGCACATGGTGTTCGATAGATAACCATCCATCCACACGCTGTAATACTCTGGATACATATTGAAGTCATACGCACCTAGCGCATTCCACTCCGGCCCCATGGCCGAGTTGTAGACATTCATGACATTCAAACTTGCGTTCACTACGTCACGAAAATACTTCTTTGTCTCTGTCCCTCGCGGGCAGACATCTGGGTAGATGGCGGCGGCCTGCGTAATGTCTCGCAAACCCCAAGCCATAGCCCGAGGGCCAAAGGATTGAGTAAGCCACCCTCCGCCCTTGTACAGCACAGAATTGATAAGCACATCACGCCCAGCCCACGTACCGGCTAAATACATATTTGTCAGCGTGATTGGCTGGGCCGTATTCAGTTGAGCTGTGCCTGTGGGGGAGTTAGCGAGCAAGGTCGCAGACATATCAACCAGCAAGTCCAGATACTGAGGCTCCCCGGTCACCAAGTATGTGTAGTAGCACGTGCTCGGGCGGTGGCTCGTCTCGTAGTCTTCCGACCATAAGGACTGCTCGACAACTGGATCAGTGTAGCCGCTGTACTTGTCGCCACTGATCATGAAATACCAATCAGTCTTGGGAGCCCCGATCCCCGCGTAGTTTGCGGATGGCGCGTAGGTGGGGATGATTTCCTTCGTGGTGCGGCTCTGTGCCGTGATGCGCCAGCCTGCGGAGACTAGCCCTTGAGCACGGATCACAGTCTCGTCAACCGCCGCTTGGGTCAGCAAATGGCGTACAGACCAAGAAGTCATCAGACCAAGATCATCGCGCTCGCCAGTACCGCCCATGGCCCGCTGGATAAAGCAACGGGCATAAGGTCGGTACTCCGTAGAGCTGTTAGAGTCTGCGGCTATCGTCAAGTCGAACGGCGGTATGAGCTTCGAGCGTGTCACCTTCACCTTGTCGTGCTTGACCCGTACGACTCCGTCAGCCGCGCCGCTCCCGTCACCCTGAACGTAGTCCCATCGGGCGTTCGTGTCTGCGGTGAACCAGCTTGTGTAGTGGTCCATACCGATGTTCGCGCCCGGCGTCTCGCTGGTGTCGTGCCCTTGAAAGGTGCGGCGAACCGTAGGACCTATCTTGAGCTGCGCAGTCAAGACACATCGCGTAGCCGTAGGAGTACTGACATCCGCCCACGGCAAAGCAACACGCCCCAGGTAACGAAGGCCCAAGAGGCCGCCTGAGCTGTTCGTTAGCGCGGCAACGTAGTGCCAGCAATAGAGTTGTCCGTGTGCGACTGCTGCCTGTTTGCAGTCTCCACCAATACGCCAAATCTTGCCCGCCGCGCCGCTTCCGATGACCGTCACATCGGAGGCTGACGCGATTGCGTCATTTAGGCTGGCGGTCCACAGACCAGAGAGGTTGGTGACTCCGGTCAGTTCTACCTTGATGTCGGCAGCGAGCAAGTCATCGGCGGTGCGGGGGCTGGGTGCAGGAGCGATCCCGCCGTTTTGTATTTCAATCGTGAGAGAGCCGCCTGCCGGAACCGAAGCCGGGACACGAATCATGGCGGCACAGAACTTCATCGACCCATCGGGCCAGCTCGTGATGCCCCACAAAGTAGCGGGGCAATCAGTCCCACTCGTCGTTTTGAATTGCGGGTAGTCACCCGCCGCCATTTCCCCTTGGCGAAACGGAATGCCGAACATCGGCGAGACGAAACCCGCCGGCTGGGTACTGCCGGTTTCGTTCGCCAATGCAATCGTGGAGAGAACCGTCCCAGGAGGGGGAGCGGGCGGCTGAACGCCACTGAGACGGCCTGCAAAGATCGTGCCGCCGAACGGATTGACGTAGGCGTTTGGTACAGCGATGGGCACGTGCTACCCCCCCACATTTGCACCAATAATGATCTGGATGGCCCCCGCCTGAAATGAGAGCGGAGCACCGGCAATGATGGTCTTCGGCTCCGCGAGTGCTCCGTGAAAATGCATATTCCCACCGGCCTGAGCATCCCACAGCGCCCAGTGCGTCACCTCCGGGCCCCAGTCCGCACTGGGAAGCGGAAGGTTCACGACGACGTTGTTGCTCGTGAGACCTGTGGTCCCCGCAGATGCGGCGGTGGACCCTGCGCCCTGCGTTCCAGCCCAAGCTGTCGTGGTGCATGGGATGGAAACGGGGGCATAGCCTCCGCCCGTGACTTCAGTTCCACCGCCATTGTCGGACGTGGCAGTCGTATACAGACGCACCCACAACTGCGCGGGTGGCGCATAGGGCAGCCCGCGCAGGGTGTGATCGACGATTTTGTTGCGCAGATAGTTCGAAAAGGACTGCATAGCAAGTCTCCGGGGTGGTTGGTTTCAGGATGCCTGTGGGTTGGTGGGCCGAGAAGCCTCCATGCGACGCAGGACGAGCTCCATCTCGACCGTGCGGGATGGCTCTTGCTGCACGGGGGCGGGCCGGGCCGCGAAAAAGCGGCGACGCTGCTGCTGTGGGGGTGGTGTCTGGGGCTGCATGGAAAACCCTTTCAGATGACGACGATGGTTTCCGCGGGCGCGTAGCCCTGCGCCTCGATGCGCAGGGTGTGGCGCCCGCGCTGCACGGGGAAGGACACGCGGCCCGCGGCGTCCGCGATGCGGGTGAGGCCGCCATCGAGCGTGATGGCGGCGCCGGCGATGGCGTTGCCCTGCTCGTCGCGGGCGGTGAAGATGATTTCGCCATTAGCGATTTCGACCGTGATGCCGGGCTGGATGACGGGCTCGAACGCGGTGGACAGGCGCGCGGTTTCGATGACGGGTGCGTCGCCCACGGGCGATTCGATGGCGCACGAGAGTTGCGCGCTGCTGAGGTCGAGCTCGGCGCTCACGAGCCTGTGGCGGCCCTGCACGGGAGAGATGGCGTGAGCCACATCGACCCAGGCGCCCGTGGGTACATCGGCGAAGGATTGGCGCCACGTGACGCGCCAGCGGGGCCGGGCAAGCCAGGAGAGCATGCGCTGGCCGAGCTGCTCGGCATGACGCGGGGTGCGCAGCCAGGGCGCGGGCCATTCCATCTCCAGAGTTCCGTAGGCCTTGATAGCGTCGGGCGCCTGCAGCTGTATGGCGCGGCGGTAGCGCTGCGCGGCGTGGTCGTAGTCGTAGAGCACGCGCAAGCTGGTGTAGATGCCCGTGGCGTCGGTGCCGGCCTGTAGGTCGGTGGCGGTGAGCTCGTCCACGCGCTGCGCGGGCGCGGCGGGGTCTGCCGCAGCGGGCCACGCCATGGCGATGCCCGGCATCGCCGCGGACCATGCGCCGCCGCAGGACTGCATGAGGCCATCCACGGCGGCGCGGATGCTGGTGGCGTTGTCGTCCAGCAGGCCGCCGAGCACCCATTCCTGGGTCTGGGTGCGGTAGTCGTCCAGGTCGCTCCACTGCACCGGCGCGCGCGCCAGGTTGGCCAGCAGGTCGTGCAGGATTTCAGCGGGCGTTTGCAGGAGGAGGCCGGTGTCGGGGTGCATGCGCCCGCGCACCGTGGCAGCCAGGCGCTCGCCATCGGCCAGGGGCTGCGCGAGCTCCAGGAAGGCGACGGCGCGGCCCGTGCTGTCAACGCCGTTGTACCAGGCGTAGGCGGCCGTCGGCACGTCGTCGCGCGTGACCTGGTCGACGTCGGCAATAGGGTGGTCTGCCAGCACGAAGGTGCGCTGGTCTTCGCTGTACTGGATGGGGGCAAGGGTGCAGCCGCCCCACACCCAGGGCAGCACCTTGACGTCTTTCCACCCACCCCAGACGGCATTGGTGCGCAGCGGCAGGTTGTCGGACAGGGGGCGATCGGCGCCGGACTCCATGCCAATGGTCAGTTGCACACCGGCCTGCAGGGTGGTGATGATGCCCTCGAAGACGGAGCCCGCATCGGTGCGCACGCGGGCGGCGCGGCGCAGCGGTGGGCTCTGGCCCCACAGCTGCGTGAGTACGCCCCTGGCGTTGTCGAGCTGCGCGTCCATGCTGCTGGTGGGCGCGGACGCAATGCCCGGTATGGACAGGGGGCGTTGGATGGCGGAGATGCCCGCCAGCACGGGCAGAGTGAGTCCCGGGCCGGCCATGGGCGGCGAGTCCGTGGGGTTCACGAGGTTGATCTGGCAGCCGTCGGCGCCCGAATCGATTTCGAGCCAGGCATTCATGCGTAGACGGGCTCCATGTCGAGCGTTGCGGAGAGTAGGCGCCGGTCCGCGTCGTTGGGCTGGTAGGAATGGACATCGTCGATGTCGAGGGCGTCAGCGGCGCAGCGCACCAGGGCGGCGTCTTGCGGGTGCAGGTGGTGCGGGACAAGCAGCAGGGGCTCGTCGCGCTCCTGCGCCCAGTCCACCACGGCCAGCAGCGCGTTGGCGTCGGATTCGCGCAGGGCATCGTCCCAGGCAAGCTGCCAGCCGTCGCCCCGCCCGGCGTACAGGGCCCCGGCATTGGGGCCGGCGGCGCGGGTGGTGGCCCAGCGGCGGCGGCGCTGGGCGGTGTTAGCGCTGTAGGCGGTCTGCAGGGGCTCGCCCACCCACACCCACCCGATGCTGCCACCATCGGCCGCCGCGACGTTGATGCGCACGTGGCGCGCAGTGGCCTGCACGAATTGCACGCTGTGCGCGCGCGTGGCGTCCAGCACGATGGCGGGGCCCCACGTGGCGCCATCGGCGGAGAGCTGTGCCGTGAGCGCGGCGCCCGCAGGCAGGCGGCAGCGCGCCAGCGCAATGGCGCCTATGGCGTGCTGCGCGCCCAGGTCGATCACCATGTTGGCACTGTCTCCGCTCCATGCCCACGCGCTGGCGCTGGCGTCCTGGATGTGGCTGGCCGCACCGGGCTGGTGCACCTGGTAGCGGTAGGCATCGCCAGCGACGAAGGATGGCGCGGCGCCGGGGTCGAACTGCAGCTGCAGCCCGTCGGCGAGCGGCGCGGCGCCGCTGGCAGGTATGTCCGCCGCCGCGCTCCATGCGCCCTCTTCCGTGCGCCAGCGGTACTGGCCAGCCTCGACCGCGAAGGTGAACTGGTCGCCCAGCTGAAAAGGGATGCCTCCCAGGGAAAGGAGCAGATCGATGCCGGCCTGGCTGTACACGGGCGCAGCGCTGCCGTCGGTGGGCACGACGTAGTCTGGCAGCACGCCCGTGGCGCTTGCCGCCACGCGCCAGGTTTGCTCGTCGGACCCGTCGATGCCGCCCGTGAGCCACGCCGGGCCCGCGGCCACGGTCTGCAGGACGACCTCGTCGCCCACGCCGTAGTTGCGCGTGCCATCGACCTTTTCCAGGCGGATCGTGACTTCGTCACCGGGCAGCAGCCGCTCGGGGCAGGCCACCACCAGGCCGAAGCCGAACTCCATGGTGCTGTAGGCCTCGCCCGTTTCGGTGTTGCGGCGTGCGGAGACGTAGCCCTGGTTCGTGAATGCGGGCAGGTAGTAGCCTTCGGTGTCAACCCACCAGAAGTCACCACCATGATCAACCCAGCAGCCGCCCGCGTCAGTGCTGCTGGGGTCAGATTTTGGGACGATGCCCCCGAGAGTGCGGCAGTAGTCCAGGCGCGCGAGGTACTTGCGCACCAGGTCGTTGATCGCGGCCGAAAATTGCTCGTATAGGAGATATTCGTTGGTGCCGTCCGTGGCGTAATCGGTGTTGAGGACCCTTTTTGTGATCACGGAGACGGAGCCGACAGTAGCGTGGTATTGCGGAATGTTGTCTAAAGCGGACAGGTTCTGCCCCGCGAAGTTGGTGTACTGCAGCCCCTCCAGGGAGGTCAGGTCGGTCTTCATCTCCAACAGCGCTGCGTCCCACTCGGTCACCGCACCAGCAACCGCGGGCGGCGACTGGTACAGGTCTTGCAGGCACTGCGCGAACGATGACGTGATGAGGTCGGCGAAGTCCAGGTCTTTCTTGGCGGTGTAGAACTTCTTCCAGTTGGACGCATGGAACTGCTTGCGCCACTGGTAGAGCGTCTGGAGCCGCCCGAGGTATTCGGGATCAAGGTCCATGGCATCTCCATCGGTGAGTCCCAGGCATTCGAGTGCCAGCCTGGGGGTTGGCATGTCGCTGCACTTGCAGTCCGCGGGCGGGCGCTTCGTGTAGCGGAAGGTGACGTTGCGTGGCGCGGCGTTCTTGCCGAAGCGGAACGGGCGCACGCACATGGACGGCAGGCCCACGCCTTCGTCGCGGCTGATCGGGCTGAACTTGAAGGACCAGCGCCCGTTGTTCTGCGCGGCCGCGTCCTGCGCGGGCACCGTGAAGGCGATGGGCTCACTGCTGTAGGGCTGGCCGGTGGTGGCCATGGCCAGCGTGCCGGAAACGTCGCCCTGCACACTCCAGCGCTCCTGGCCCACCATGTCGGCGTTGACGCAGCGCACGACGATGGTTTGCGTGGGGGCGTTCGGCGGCACGGCCACGTCCTGCAGCTTGAACCTGCCGCCCTGCGACAGCAGCCACGCACTGGTGCGCAGCGGCACGTCGATGGCGGCCTGGCCGCCCACCACGCGGTCGGCAACGATGACGCCAGCGACCTCGACCAGCGCAGAGGGCGCCAGCGCGGCAAGCAGATCGTGGAAAGTGACGATGGCGGGCTGCGACAGGGCGGCGTCGCCATAGGTTTCGGTGGCGACGCCATCGGTGACGGTGACCACGTAGCTGCCCGAGACGCTGTAGACGGGCGTGCCGCTGGACACGCTGCGCTGCAGCGCGGGAGAGAGGCCGAACTGCCATTCGCCGTCCTTGAAGCGGCGCCACTGGCGGTAGACCTGCGGGTCGGCGCCGAAGGCGATGCGGGGGCTGGCAGGGTCCAGTTCGTCGCGCGCGGACAGGGGCAGCGCGCCGAAGTCCCACTGCGCTCCCGATTGCGTGGGCGTGCTGACGCTCCAGTCGCCCAGCAGCGCCTTGCCCGTGGCGATGCGCGCGAGGTTGGGCTGCACGCTGATGCGCACCTGGTTGCCCGCTTCGCCCGGGGTCTTGGCGCGGATGCGCACCTCGCGCACGTCCAGGCCTGCGGTGGCGGTGGCGGTGCCCAGGTCCGCAAGGGTGATGGTGAAGGCCTGCAGGGGCGCGAGCGCATCGACGCCCTGCACCTGCAGGGTGCCATTGCCCACGCCCACGAACTGGGGCACGCTGGCGCGCGGCACGCCGCCGGCGTTGACGATCTCGACCTGGACCTGCGCGGCCTCGTGCCCCGTGTAGGAGCCGACGAGGCGCACCCGGCCGCCGCCCGCGCGCTGGGCGCTCACGCGTTCGATGGCGGTGCTGGCGCGCACGCTGGACGCAATGAGCGATGCGGTGCGCGTGAGGTTGTGGCGGCCACTGAGGATGCGATGGACGGATGGCATGGCGGTGCGGTGCTTCAGCGCGCCAGGCGCGCGAGTTTGGCCAGCTCGGGTTCGAGCATGCGGGCCAGCTTGACGGGGTCGTTCACGCCATGGGCGTTGATGGTGATGCTGATGGGCGCGGACATGCCGGACTGGCGCCCCTGCGTTGGCGCCTGCGGGGGGGCGCTGGGCGCGGGTGGAGGTACGGGCTGCTGGGACGCTCCACCGCCCTGCTGGCGCTGCAGGAACTGCGTGCGCTGGTCGGCATCGAACTTGCCTTCACCGTACTTGTAGAAGTCCACCATCTTGCCGAGCGCTTCGGCCAGGGTGCTGTTCTTGCCGCCCCAGCGCTTCTGCGCGTCGCTGGCAAGGTAGTTCACGCTGCCGTCGGGCTGGACGAATTGCTGCGCCAGGTCTTCGGCCAGGAGCTTGTCCAGGCCGGCCTGCTCCAGGTATTCGATGATGGCGGCGCGGGTCCAGACCCATTGCTGCTGCGGGCCCTTGCCGCCTTTGCCGCCCTTGTCGTCGGGGGAGCCGCCGCCCGGCGGGTCGCCTTCGCCCGGGCGCCCGTATTTCTCTTTCATGCGCTGGTTGTATTCGCGCAGGGCCTCGCTGGCCTGGTCGATGGATTCGCGCACGCCGCCCCAGTGCCCGCGCATGGCGCCGGCCGCGCTGCCGCTGGCGCTGGCCGTGGCGTCGATGGATTCGCGCAGGCGGATGGTGCTTTTGCCCGCGGCGTCGGTCTCGATCACGTAGCCGCGGACGGCCGCCTGCGCCTGCACCCAGGCGGGGGCAACGCCTTTGTTGGCTGCAATGGCCGCATCCGCCGCCACCTTGAACGCGCCCTGAATGTCCTCGGCCGTGGCGATGCCGCTGTCGCGGATGATCTCGAAGTCGCGCCTGGCGGAGGCGGCCTGCTCCTTGAGCGCCTGCGCGCTGGTGACACCCAGACGGGAAAATGCCGCCTCGACCTGCTTGGCCGTTTCCTGGGCGGCCGCAGCAGAATCCTTGCCAGCAGCTGACGTATCGCGCAGGGCCTTGTTGATCTGCTGGAACTTTTCTGCGGCGGCCTGCAGGTTGCCCGATGCGATCAGATCCTCATACTCTTCGCGCATGTCGGCGATGGCCTGCGCGTGCTGCTCGGCGGCAGCCTTGGCGGCCGCGTCGGCCTGGGCCTTTTTCTGCTGGGCGGCATTGGCGGCCGCGGTGGCCTCGGCCGTCTTCTGCAGCTCGCCGGCAACCGTGGCCAGGGCGCGACTGGTGGTGCTGGCCTGCTCGCCGCTGGTGCTCATGCCTGATGCAAAGCCTGCGAAGGCGTCGCGCGCGCCTTGGGCGCGGTCCGCCATGTCGCTCAAGCTCTCGGCAGCCTTGTCGCGCATGGCCTGGGCCGCATCCTCGAAGCCTTGGGCCGCGTTGCGCGCATCTTCGGCCGCGAGCTTGAAGGATTCGGAGAGCTGGCCGAACGTGACGGCGGCCAGCCCCTCGCGCAGCTTGGCCACGCCCGTCATGACGGCGGCGGCCACTTCGGCGAACACGCTGCCTATGCCATAGATGGCGGTGAGCACGCCATTGGCGCCGGCGGTCATGACGTTGTAGGCCAGGGAGACCGCGTTGCCCGTGCTGGTGGCCCATTCGCCCAGGCGGGTCATGGCCGCGGCGGTCTGGTCCGCCCAGCCCTGCATCTTGGCCAGTACGGCGGTGAAGTCCACCGAGCCCACGAACTCACGCACCCACTTCATCGCATTCTGGAAGGCGGCGGCGAAGGTCTCCCCGAAGCGCTGGATCGTTCCATCGGCCACGGCGCCACGCAGGGCGGCGGCCAGCTGGTCCACGCCTTCTTTGATGACCGGCAGTACCGGCGTGCCCAGCACATCCTTGACGGTCTGCCAAGCACTGCTCAGGCCATTGAGCGAACCGTTGAGGTTGTCCTGCATCACCTTGGCGGTAGCGGCAGCGCTGCCTTCGGCATCGCGAAGCTTGGCAGTCAGGTCATCGAGCGCGCCCATGCCCTGGTTGAGCAGTGCGCGCAGGGCTGGGCCCGCTTCCTGGCCCACTGCAATGATGGCCTTGGAACCTGCAGGGCCCGCCGCAGCAAGCTGGTGCAGCGCGTCCTCGAAGTTGTTGGTGATGATTCCAGCGGCGGCCAGCTCCTGGCGGAACTTGCTGGCCGGGTTGCTGAATTGGCTCAGGATGCTGTTGAGCGCAGTACCAGCGCGGCTGGCGTCAATGCCCGCATCGGCAAACTTGCCAATGATGGCGACGGTAGTCTCCAAACTCAGGCCCAGGCTGCTGGCCACCGGCGCGGCGTAGCTCAGCGCCTGGGCGAGGCCCAGCACGCTGGTGTTGGTGGCATTGGCCCCCATAGCCAGAACGTCTGCCACGCGGCCCGCATCGGTGAACGCCAGGCCCATGCCCATGATGGCCTTGGTGACCAGTTCGGACGATTCGGCCAGGCTGATGTCGCCCGCCTGCGCCAGCTGCAGCACGGCGGGCAGCGTGGCCACGGCGTCCTTGGCGCTCAGCCCCGCCTTCGCCAGGTTTTCCAGCGCGCCAGCGGCTTCCACACTGGTGTACTGGGTGTTGGCGCCGGCATCTTGTGCAGCCTGCTTGAGCTGCACCATCTCTTCGTTGGTGGCGCCGGTGGCCGCCAATACGCGGCTCATGGCGCCTTCGAAATCGGCCGCGCCCTTCACCACACCCGCGAATGCCTGTATGCCGAAGTAGGACGCAATGGCCGCACCCACGGCCGCAATCTTGGCCTGCAGCGACGTGAACACCGCGGATGCGTTGTCCTTCGCATTGATCAGGATCTGGATGGGCTTGAGGGCCATGGGTGGGCGTGGTGGTGATCAGCGGTGTCGCGCAGCCCGCAGCCCGGATGAAGCAGGCCGCGGGATGGGTCGGTATCAGACGGCCAGCGGCATGCCGTCCACGTAGATGGCTTCGCCATTGGCGGGCTTGAGCACGTCGGCGTCGAACTGCATCTGCGCGAAGTCGGTGCCGTCGGCGATCACAGGCAGATCGCCGGAGGGGATCAGGCTGACCAGCGGCATGTAGAAGTCGCGGTTGGCGCCGGTGGCGTTGTCGCTGGCCACGCGCAGGGCGCCGCGCAGCTCGCCCGAGGAGCCGGAGCGGATGCCTTCCCACTCCACTGCGGCCTTGGTGTAGCCCGCCTTGATCTTTCCGGCGACGATGGTGCCGCCCGACAGGATCTGCAGCGTGCCGCGGTCGGCGTCCAGTACGTAGTCGGTGCCAGCGGCGTAGGTGGTGACGCCATCGGCGCTCTTGACGGTGACGACGGAGACCTTGCGCGCGCCCACGGGCGTGAGCGCGGACAGACCCAGCTGGTAGTAGCGGCCGGGGATGACGGTGATCTCTTCGTCGACGACGGTGGCTGCGGCCTGCGTGACCTTGCCCGTGGAGCCGGAGAGGAACAGGGCGGTGTTGGCGCCGCTCATGTTGTCGCAGGTGAGCGAGCCGCTGCGCTTGACCTCCAGCACGACGCTGGCGTCTTTCTCGCGCAGGCCGGTCTCGGAGCTGTAGTGCTCGGCCTTCTCGGTCTCGATGGAGATGCTGAAGCCGGGGCAGTTGCCCATGTAGATCTCGCCCAGGTATTCGTCCGTGGCGGAGTCGATGGGGTTGAAGAACGTCCGGCCGCGCGGGATGGTGTACTGGTTTTTCGCAAAGATCAGTGCCATGGTGGGGCTCCTGTGGTGGTTTGGTGGCGGGCCGCTTATGCGTCGCAGCCCATGCGGGTGGTGGTGGTGGTGAATAGCAGTTCGAAGCCGAACAGCTCTTGTTCGACGACCTGCAGATCGCGCGCGGCCTGCAGCTGCAGCCGGGCGACATGGAAGCCCTCGGGGCGCCAGTGGTGCAGCTGGGCGATCACGACATCGAAGGCAGCATCGAGCTGCGCAAAGGCAGTGGCATCGGAGCTGACGGCGAGCTGCACGACGTAGCGCGGCGCGATCGACACGCCAGGGCCACTGGTGGTGGATACGTCGGGCGCCTGCATCAGCACCACGGCGCGCGGCAGCGGCCGGCGGTTGTGCGGCATGGTGCCGTCGGACACATGCCAGCAGACGCCCAATGCGTTGTGCAGGCGGGTGACGATGGCAGGAACAAGGCTGTACATACGCCGCCCGCCCTATGCCACCGGCACTACTTCGAACGCGGCCCAGCCGCCCGCATCAGGCTCCACGGGAGTGGTGATGCGGCAGCGCTGGCCGGCGGGCCACTGGCGAGTGGTCACGATGACCTCATCCCCCTCGGCCACGTCGCCCAGGCCCACGATGCACAGGGAGAGCATGTGCCGGGCAGCAGTGGCCACATCCTGGAACGGAGAGCCCTGCGGCGCCTCGCTGTCGTACAGCGCGCCGACCGTGGGGCCGCCCGCCATCAGGCTGACCGAGGCATTTGCCAGGTGCTGCTGCACGCCCTGGGTGACCAGGTCTTGCGCAGCGTCGAAGGGGAAGGCCGCAGGCATGGTCAGAATGCCTTGGCGCGCTGGAGCATGCCGGGGCGGGTGCAGATGTGCAGCGGGTAGCTGTACACCTCGGGCCTCACCCAGGCGTTGCGGTCGCGGTCGGGGATCAGCATGGCGTAGCTGGGCTGGCCCGGGGTGTTGACGAAATCGAACGTCTCGGCGGGGCTTTGGGCCACTTCGAACACGTCCTTGCCGCCCACGGGATAGAACTTGCACTTGCCCGGGTCGATGGCGACGGTGCTGTTGTCGTCGGTGCCGCGGTAGTTGTGGAAGACGATGCCGCCGAAGCGCACGCTGTCGAAGGCGAGGTTTTCGCGCAGTTCGGCAGCGGCCTGCTGGTTGAGGTAGGTGTCGCGCACGTGGTCGTGGGCGATGAGCTTGTCGAAGAAGTCGTCGCCAGCCAGCGCATGCACCTGGGTGCTGGGCAGCCAGCCGCCTTGCGCGGCACGCTGCATGGCGCGCACGACGGCGGCGCACTTGCCGCGCACGTCGGTGGTGGGGTCGTCCAGCTCGAAGTCGAGCTCGCCGGGCTGGGCGATGCCGAATTCGGTGTACCAGTTGCGGATGACGGAGCCATCGGCATCGAGCACGACACCCTGGATGGCGCCCAGCATCATGTGTTCGTGGGTGAGGTCCACGTCGTCCTGGAGGTTGGACAGGCGCTGCGCCACCTCGGTCACCACCTGCTGCAGCTCGCTGGTGGTGCCCCAGGCGCGGATGCTCTGGATCTCGTGAGCGTGCAGAGTGTCGCCCTTGGCGATGCGGACGGTGCGGAAGTCGCGCACTTCACGCTTATCGGCATCGGCCTGGGCAAGCGGGGCACCGCGCTCGCTGGTCTGGATGAGGGCGAGCTTTCCGTTTTTGCTTTCCACGCCCACGGTGATGGTGCGCACGGGCTTGGGCGTGAAGATACCCTGCGAGCCCAGGAAGCCGGGCTTGTGGGGACGGCGGTTGAGGGCGGTGGTGAGGGTGGCAGCCTTGAACGCGTCGTTCAGGAAGATGGTCATTTCGGCCATGTCGTTCTCCTTTCTTGCAGCGCGCGATCAGCGGGCCACGATGCCCAGGGCGGCGAGTTCGGCCAGGGCGGTGGTTTTCTGGGGGGCGGTGATGCCTGCGGGCCAGCCGATGGCAACGGCCTTGACTTCGGTGTCGCGGGCGTTGACTACCGCTGGGCGGTCGCCAGCGGTGGCATCGACGGGCGCGAAGAGGACGGCGACGGCGACCCTGGTGCCATCGGCCGGGTCGGCGGTGCTGGCGGGGTTGAGCACGGTGTACTTGCCCGCGTCGGCGCCCGTGGTGAGCTTGGCCAGCACGGCGCCGGCGGGCAGGTTGTTGCCGGCCAGCAGGGTGACGACTTCGCGCGAGCGGGTGCCATTGGCCTCGCTGGCGATGTGTTCGGCGGTGTGGCGGCCTTCGGTGTGGAGGGTCATGATGGTTCCTTTCAGGCGCGGCCGGGCTGGATGCCGAAGGCCATGTCCCACGAGGCAGCAATGGCTGCGGGCCCCGCCTCTTCCTGGCTGGGTTCGGTGCCCGTGATCTTGGGATTGCCCAGGGCGGCCATGTGCTGGGCGAACTGGTTGCCTGCGCCGGCCTGGGCGGCGGGTGCCTTGGGCGCTGCGCCCAGGATGGCGGCGGCCTGGTCGGCACTGAGGCCGCTGGTGACGCACTGGATGGCGAGGTCGGTGCGGCCCTGCGCAGCCTCGTGCGTGAGGATGGCGGAGGTGCGCTCGCGCTCGGCCTTGGCGCCCTGGGTGGCGCCTTCGGCGCGGGCGGTGTCGAGGTCGGCCTGGGTGAACTGCGCCGCGGGCGCGGCGGTGGTGGTGGCGGCCTGTTGACCGCCCGGGGTGTTGCCGGACATGGTGGCTCCTTTCTCGGCAGTGGTGCGGGCGGTTGGCCCTGCGGGGTATGAGCGGGCGCGCAGCGCGGCCAGCTCGGCGATGAGGCTGTCGGTGGTGGCGATGCGGTCGGCCAGGCGTGCATCGACGGCGGCCTGGCCCGTGTAGGTGGCGGCCTGGGTGGCGCGCACGGCGCGCACGTCTATGCCGCGGTGCGTGGCCACGGCGTCGATGAACATTCCGTACAGGTTGTCGATCTCGGCCTGCCAGTCCTTGCGCACGGATTCGGGCAGCGGTTCGTAGGGGTTGCCATCGACCTTGTGGCTGCCCGCGAAGATGTGGGTGACGGTGATGCCTTCGGCGTCGAGCGCGCGGGATAGGTCCACGTGGCGGGCTACGACGCCAATGGAGCCCGCGATGCCCGTGGAGGTGATGGCGAACTGCTCGGCGGCGCTTCCGCCCAGGTAGGCGGCGCTGGCGGCCATGCCGTCGGAGATGGCCCAGAGAGGCTTGCGGCCGCGCATGGCGTGCACGCGCTGGGCGTATTCGAAGGCGCCCTGGGCTTCGCCGCCCGGGCTGTCGTAGACGAGCAGGACGGCGTGCACCTCGGGGTTGGCCATGGCGTCTTCGAGGTCGGCAGCCAGGTCGTTGTACCCGTAGAAGAAAGTCGATTCGGCCATGTCCAGGCGCGAGCGGTGGACGAGCACACCGGAAACGGACAGGACGGCCACGCCATCGACGATGCGGTAGCCGCGTTCGGCACGCTCGCCGCGGCGGGTGCTGAACAGCTCGGGGGCCAGGACGGCCTGGGCCGCCTCGCCCGCGTGCTGGATGCGGCTGGAGGGCACGCCCAGCAGGCGGCCACCCAGCCCGGCGATCATGGCGTCGAGCTTCTGGGGATGGATGAGCAGGGGCGTGTTGAAGATGCGCCCGGCGATCTGCGGAAGGTGGGACATGGTCATGCGCCTGCGGCGCCCTCCTCTTTCTCGTCGCCCGCCAGAGGTGCCTCGGAGGCGCTGAGGCCGGAGCGGCGCGCGGCGCTGACGGGCTCGGTGGACAGGCCCCGCGCTTCTTTCATGGATTTCTCGATGGCGAGCTGGTCGAGGACTTCTTCGTAGTCGGCGCCCTGCTCGGCGCATTCCTGCTCCAGCGTGGTGAGGCCCGCGTTCATGCGCAGGACGCTGGCCTGGGCTTCCTTGACGGGGTCCACCCAGCCGCGCCCGCCGAAGATGAAGCGGCAGCGGCTGTAGGCGTAGGCGTTCTGGTAGAAGCCAGGGGCCTCGACTTCGCCCGCGTTGACGGCTTCTTCGAGCCACAGCTCGTAGACGGGGCGCAGCAGCACGTCGGTGAGCCAGCGACGGCGGCCGCTGAAGTAGCGCCACACCTCCAGCAAGGTGGCGCGGGCGCTGCTGTAGTTGGTCTTGCTGAAGTCCTTGAGCAGCAGCTCGTAGGACATGTTCATGCCCGCTGCGATGTGACGCAGGACGGCGAGCATGAAGGCCTCGAAGGCCGCATTCGGGCGGCCCGGGGAGTAGCTGGACAGGCGCGCGCCGACGGGCAGCGGGATGATGGCGCCCGGCTTGAGGTGGCGCAGGGACTGGAGGCTGCCACGGGCCTCATCGACGGACGTATTCCATTCGTCGCGCGGCTTTTCACCGAAGAGGCTTTGGGATGCTTCCTGGCTCAGGTCGGATTCGAGGAAGGCGGCTACGAGGCTGTTGGCGACGCTGGCCTGCAGTTCGTTGCTGGAGTAGTCGCCCGCCATCTTGAAGTCGCGGATGACGGCGCTGACGAGGGGCTTGCCGCGGCTTTGGCCGGTGCGGTCCTTGTCGTGCAGGTGGATGACGCGGCGGCGGCCCCAGGCGGTGAAGGCGGGGATGCGCTCCCACTGCTGGAAGCCGCCCGTGTGCACGGCGTAGGAGCCGCACAGGTCGCCAGGGTGGTAGCGCTGGATGTGGTACGCGACGGGCGCCCCGTACTGGTCGGTTTCGATGCCGGCGCGAACGGAAGGATTGGCCGCCATCCACGGGGGCGTACTGAGGCGGTCGGACTCGACCACCAGCAGACGGGTGGACCAGCGGGAGTCACGGCGCGGCAGCCACAGGGGGAGCACGATGGCGTCGCCATTGAGCATGGAGCCCGTGAGCGCCTGGTGGGCGATGCCCAGCAGGGTGCTGGTGCGCTGGGCGTCGCATTCGGTGGTGTCGCCCCACGAGCGGAAGCGCGGCTCGACGGTGTTGCCCCATTCGCGGGCCTGCTCGCGGGTGATGCCCAGCAGGCGGTATTCGGGGCTGGCGGACAGGCGCAGAACGGAGCCGACGATGTTGTCGCGCTGGGTTTGCATGGCGCCGGCCATGAGCCCGTTGTTGCGCCCGAGGTCGCGGCTGCGCGCGGTGAGGTTGGGCAGGTCGGACAGCAGGTCGGCGTCGGCACTGCCCAGGCCCGGGTGCCACTGGGTGAAGTAGTGGTCATCGCGCCCGGTGGCGGCGCCGCGGTGCGCGGCCATGGACGGCGCGGCGCTTTGCGATGCGAGGCGGCGGGTGGTGCGCGAGCGCTTGGGGCGGACGGGAGCCATGCGTCAAACAACGTAGATGGGGCGGCGCGTGGCGCAGCCCTGGCGGGTGGCGAGTTCGTCGTTGACGGCGGCGATTTCGCGGCGGATTTCTTCGGTGCGCTGCTGGTAGGCCACCTGTCGCCCGTTGCTGCTGGCACTGGTGGGCGCGGTAAGGCGCTGGGTGAGCGAAGCGACGAGCTTGTCGCGCAGCTCTTCGAGCGCGGATTGGGTGAGGTGGCTGTAGATGCCCATGCGCCCAAGGTTCGCGGTTTGGGCGCGAACTTCCCATGCGAACTGTTCGCTAAATTAGTTCGCCACAACATGTAACTGCGCGACAATTTTTTGCACGTATCGCTGGCTGACGCCCAGGTCGCGCGCGATTTCCCGGGTGTTCTTTCCGTTGTGCCGGCGCGCGACCTCGGCCTTGATGGTGGCTGTTCGCGCGCGGCGTATGCGCACGTAGGCGTTGATCCCGCCCACGCGCTGCGCGTAGCGCTGCACGAGGTTGTCGGCCAGCTCCTCGCAGCGGTCGGCGCCATGGGCAAGGGCGGCGGCGATAGCCTCTTCGCGCAGGATGGCGATGGGATCGATGCGGTCGGTGCTGGTGCTGGTCATGGCAGTCATTCGATGGGGGCGAAGCGGCTTGCCGCAGCGCGTGCTGGTGCTGTCGGAGCCGCAGCAGGCGCTGCAGCGGGTTGAGCAGGCTGGGAGGGCGGTGGGCGGGCGGGCGCCGGGGCGGCGGGCTGCTGCTGCTGCTCCGCCATGGAAAACAGGTCTTCGGGCGGGTTGAGGAGCTGGCGCAGCTCTTCCCAGAACTTGGTGCGGCGTGGCGCCCACAGGTCGAGGCGCTCTTCGAGCCAGATGGCGTAGGCGGCGCAGTCGATGGCTTCGTTGCGCTTGCGAATGGGTGTCCACCGGCTTTCGCTCCCGTGGGCTAGCTGACGGGTGGCGCGCACTTCGCCCGCGAGCTGCTTGAACCATTCGCCCGAGAGTTCGTCGCTGAGGTGGATGTAGCCGGGGCCGGGGGTGGGGATGTCGAGGCGGGCTTTCAGGCGGTCCTTGGCAAGGTTGGTGCCCACGTGCCAGAGGACGGGGCCTTGGCGTTCGACCTTGCCATTCCAGCGGTAGCCGACCTTGGTGTTTCCGTTGTCGATGGAGCGCTCGCGGCCGCTGGCGCCCTTGATGGCGTGCACGCGCAGGCCCTTGAGGCGGTGGGCGAAGGCGTAGACGGCGTCGGCATGGTGACCGCCCGTGTCGATGGCGGTGGCGTACAGGCGCAGGGTCTGGCCGCAGGCGTGCTGGTATTCAGCGGTGCGCAGCCATTGCTCGCACTCGTCCCACAGCTCGGTGGTGGCGGGGTTGCCAAAGACGACGTGGTGGTCGATGGTCCACATTTCGCCGCCCAGACCATAGCCCCAGACGTGGAATTCGACACGGTTGTCCTGGGTGTCGGCGCCGCACAGGAGCAGCAGGCAGCCGCGCGGGACCTGGCGCAGCTTGAAGGGCTCGGCGCGGTTCTGGAGTTCGTCGGCGTCGGTGCGCTCGATGTCGCCTTCCCAGCTCTCACCCTTGGTGGTGTTGGTCCAGGTCTTGAGCTTCTCGGGCTTGCCCTGGAGGTATTCGGCGTGGGCCTCCAGGAAGTCGCTGGTGATGGCAGCCCAGGTGACGGAGGGGCTGTAGGCGGTCCAGACGTGGAAGGCGATGCGGGCCGGGGCCGGCAGGGGGGCGCCATCGGGGGCGGTGAAGCGCCCGTCGTGCTGCAGGTGGTAGCGGCCGCAGTCGGAGACCCAAATGCCCTGCTCTGCCACAGCCAGGTATTCGGCCTGGGTGATGAGGGCCGGGCAATGGGGGCAGAGGTGGCGAACGGTGGCGGGGTCGCCGCCCACCCATTTGAAGCCGTGGGCCTCGTCCTTGCCGCCCCATGTGAGGGAGTGGCGGCCGCCGCAGTGGGGGCAGGCGATCTGGTAGGAGAAGCGGGCGTCGGCGGCGGCACAGAGATCGTCGATGAGGCTGAAGCCGCGCAGCTTGGGGGTGGTGCCAGCGACGAACTTGGGGAAGGTGGCACCTTCCAGGCGCTTGAGGATGAGGGCGGGCGGGGTGCCCTCTTTCTCGACATCGCGGTCGCAGGCGTCGGCTTCGTCGAGGTAGCCGACGTCGATGCTGATGCGGCGGAAGTTCTTGGCGGCCTTGGCTCCCTTGAGGTGGAGCATGGAGCCGATGAATTTCTTCTGCTGGAGGGTGTTGTCCTTGTGGCGGCTGAGGTAGCTGGGCAGGACGGTGCGCATGCAGGCGACGTCGCGCAGCATCGGGTCGAGCTCGGACTTGACGAATTCGTCCCGGTCTTCGTCGGTGGGCTGCCACAGGCCTTGGTTGCGGCGCTTGTGTTCGGCGAAGTAACCGATTGCGGCGAGCAGGATCTTGGTGTAGCCGACGCGGGCGGATTTCTTGAGGTAGACGGCCGCAACGTCGTCATTGCTGATGCAGGACATGATGGCCCGCTGGAAGGGCCAGGGGGTCCACGCCTGCTCGACGTAGCTGGATTCGGCGCTGAGGTAGAAGGGTTTCTTGCGGGCCCACTCGTCGAGGGTCATGGGCTCGGGGGCGGCCCAGGTGGCCATGCCGCGCTGCAGACGGCGCTCTACCTCGGCGAGCTGCTCGAGCTCCAGCTCGGAGAAGTTCATGCGCCCTCCCCGTCCAGCACGCCGCCGCGCATGTCGTCCACCATGGCGGCGAGGCGCTCGGCGCGTTCGTCGCTGTGGTCATCAGCATCGCCCTCTTCGTCTTCGTCGTCGCGCAGGTCGGCCAGGGATGCCCCGGCGGCGATGTTGCGCACCTTGGCGATGGTGGTAGCAATGGTGGCGATGTCGTCGGCGGTGAGCTGAGGGCAGCGGCGCTTGAGTTCACCAGGGATGGTGTCGAGCAGCTTGGCGGCGCGGGCGCCGGCGCGGGAGAGGACTTCCTCGATCAGTTCGGCAGGGGCCAGTTCCTTGCGGGTGACGGCGTTCTGCATTTCGATGCGGTCGGCCTGGACCTTGGCAAGACGGGCGCGCTCGGCCACCAGGTCGAGGTCGCCCGTGCCGGCGCGGCCGGCCGCTTCCTCGCGCAGCTTGGTGAGGTAGCGCTGGCGCCATTCGCCCAGGCTGACTTCGCGGCTGTCGATGGCCCATTCGGTGGCGAGTTCGCGCACGCGGCGGGTGGAAATATCGAGGTGCTCGGCGATTTCGGCCTGGGTGGGGCGCTGGACGATGCGCTGCTGCTCGGCGCGCAGGTGGTCCACGTAGCCATGCACCAGGGGGATGAGCTGGTAGGCGTCTTTACTGACGCGAGGCACGGCGCCTTGGTCCACGAGGCGCGCGAGGTCCGCCGGCGCGAGTTTCAGGACGCGGGCGGCGGCATCATGGCTGATGGTGTTGGCGGGTTGGCTCACATTGCGTCATGGGCGAACCTCGGGTGGCATGGTGGGCGGCGTGGTGGGCGCTGCTTTTGACAAGCGTGATGCGCGCACGGGGCCACCTCGCGGGCCGGGTTTGGGGGGTGATATTCGGGGCGAGGCCTCCGGTCAGGTGGTCATGGCCTTGAGCCACTTTTCCCAGGCGTCAATGACGGCCTTGGCGGCGCGGATCAGGGCCTTGTGCAGGGCATGGGTGGCGGGGTTCATGCAGTCTGCGCCTCCTGCCGCTTGAGGTCGCCCGCGCCTTTTGCGGGGTCGTGGATGTTGTAGATCGTGGCGGCGTGCTGGTGGCAGTGCCGGCTTTCGACGATGCGGGCCATGGGCTCGCTGGTGCAGGTGGCGGCCACGACCATGACGGGCTGCAGGCCCAGGGCGAGCAGTTCAGCGATCCAGCGTTTCTTTTCGGTGTTTTGCGCCTCCCGCGATTCCTGGATGTGGGCGCGCAGCCGCGCCTTGGGCGTGGCGGTCTTGCCAACGTAGCGCACGGTGCGGCAGCGCGGGTCGACCAGGTGATAGACGTGGGTGGTGGTCATGGCTTGGCGTCGGGTTGCTTGGGGAAGCGCCCGGCACTGGCGAGCTGGGCGCGGATCTGGGTCCGGATGTGGTCCGGTGGCGGGCCTGTGCGCACGGGCGCTTCGGTGATGCGCAGCGTGGGGGGCGGGATTTCACCCCAGCCGCGCGCGAATTCGCGCTGCAGGCGAAGGCCCCAGGCCTTGCGCTGGGCGGGGTAGCTGCTGGTGCGCAGCTCCCAGGCGAAGCCTGTGGCAGCGCGATAGACGGCGGGATGGCTCCATTCGCCGGGGTGGCCGTGGTCGCGCACGGACATGCCCGCGACGGCTTCGTGCCAGGCTGTTTCGGGGTCGAGCGCGGGGCGGCAGAGCAGCATGAATTCGCCCAGCGTGGGCACGAAGGCGCGGCCTTGGGTGGCGCGCAGGCCGCGTTCAATTTCAAGCGGATGCAGGTCGGCCAGTGCCTGGCCCCACTCGTCGCGTACACCTGGCACGGCAGCCCAGTGGTCGAGGAGCTTGGCGCCAAATTGAGCGGTGAGGCGCGCAAAAACACCCGCCGCGATCTGCCTGGGAAGGGGGGTTTTAAAACCCCCCTCGCCTTTTGCGGACGGGCTACCCAATGACGGTTGCTTGCACGTCGATAGTGTCTGCGTGATGTGCTGCATGGGGGGTTTCATCATCGGTTCCGGTGAGGTCTTCGAGGGTTTGCGCGCGGCGCTGGGCGTTGGCTGTTGCAGCTGGGCTGGCGCGTGGCTGGTATTGGCGCTCGCCCGCCAGGGCCTGACAGGTGGCGCGCAGGAAGGCGCGGGCGTTGATGGGGGCCTCCACCACGGTGCGGCGGATAGCGTCCTGCACGAGGCCGGGCGCCGGATAGTCCGCATGCAGCTTGCCGACGAAGGTGCGCGCCTGGGTTTCGGCCACGCCCTGCTGGGCGAGCACATACAGAATGGCGGTCCAGTGGGCGCCGCGGCTGGATTCGGCGGTGAGAGCGCACTGCGGCGGCTGCTGCGCATCGGGTTCTGCAGGCTGCGGGGAGGCTGGAGGCGGCGGGGGTGGTGCGCCGCCGGCGGCGTCGGTTGCGTCAGTAACCGGAGGAATAGAAGAAGAAGAGGAAGAAGAAGGGGGGGGTTTCGGCGCGGGGTCAAGGGGGGTTTTAGAACCCCCCTCGCCTTTTGCGGCGGGCTTGTTTTTGGATGCCGGGCGGCCGCCTTTGCCACCGTGTTCGCCCCCCTTGTCGCCATGCTCTGCTCCGGCCTTTCCGCCAGCAGCGCGCGCATTGCGGGCCTTCTCGTCGCGCACCATGCGACGGCTGTAGATGGTTCCGTCCTCGGTGCGGGAGAAGACGCCCGCCTCCTCCAGCTCGGCCAGCAAGCGGGCGCAGGCGCGCTTGCTGATCTTGGCGAGGTTGGCGAGCTGCTGCAGGGTCATGGCCTTGCCCGTGGGCATGGTGAGGTGTCCGTATGGCACGCCCTGGTGCATGAGGCAGTTCATTTCGTGCCAGAGGCCGCGCGCGGCGAGCTGGCAGGACTGCAGGGCCAGGTCGCGGTGCCAGTCGCCCCAGTAGTACTGGGAGGCGGGGCGCTTGGTGTCCTGCGGGCCCGTGGTGTTGGTCTGGTCTTCCATGCGCTATAGGGGGGTGGAGATGCTGCGCTGGTACGGGTGGGCCTTGGCGGCGTCGCCCCTGGCGCGCTTGGCCTGAACGGCCTGGCCGAACATGCGGCGCAGGAAGATGGTGTCGGCCAACTCGGTGGCCAGGGTGCGGTGGGCGGTCTGGCCGCCCGGACGGAAGAAGGTGCTGCCCGGCGCCTGGGCGAAGCAGAAGCGCGTGTCGCTCCATGCCTTGCGGTTCAGGCGCGCGTTGAGCAGGTTCACCCAGTGCGATTCCGCCGCGGTGGTGCGCTCGGTGAAGTAGAGCTGGCCGCCCTGGTGGATTCCGAAGGCGCTGGCGTTGATGTAGAGCGTGAGCTGGATAGGCCTGTGCGGGTAGTAGTGCTTGGCGTTCGGATGGTTGCTGAAACCGTACAAGTGGCACCCGGCCTGCTGCGCCGCGTGAGCGGTGCTCTGGATAAGGTCGTGCACTTCGTCTGGCGCCAGGTGTTGCTCGCGGTTGTTGCCCGGCAGGTACAAGCGCGAGACGAAGGCGATGTCGTCATCGGCCATGAAGACGCTGCCCCAGCGGTCAAGGATGGCCTGGCGCTTGGCGGCCAGGTTCCGGTGGGCATCGTCGGGGTGCGCTTCGATGTGCACACCTGGGTTGTGCTGGGCATAGGCCTCGGCCTCGCTCTCGGGCACGTAGAGGATGGCGCCCGCAATGCGGGTGAGCACGGCATCGGCCCGGCCTGCGCTGGGGATGATGATGGGGATCTGAGGCGATGCGGTCATTGGATGCGCTGGCGGAATTGCTGCACGGTGATGACGTTGGTACGGGCGCCCTTGCGATCCTTGTACGACTGCATGGGCTGCTCCAACCCGAGCCTGTTGCGCAGCCAGGCCTCGTCGATGGTGTTGTCACATACGATGACGAAGGCCTCGTGGTGCTCGGCATACATGGGCACGATGGGCAGTAGGCCCGCGGTGTCGGCGCGGGCCATCTCTTTCTCGAATTCCTCGTGCGTGAGCGGCGTATCGTCGGCGCGGGCTTCAAGGGTGCGGACGCTGGCGGAGGTGGCCACCGGCGGCTGTTCGAGGTCAGCGAGGGCACCCAGCGGGATGCCGAAGTCGGAGAGGTCGAGTCCGCCTTCCTGGATGGCAGCGATCTCGGCGGCCAGAACTTCATCGTCCCATTCGGAATTCAGGCCGATCTGGTTGTCTGCGATGACGTAGGCGCGCTTCTCCAGCTCGGTGAGCCCTGTCTTGCGCATGCAGGGGATGGTCGGTCGGTCAAGGCGGATCATTGCCTCAGTGCGGCCATGCCCTACGAGGATCACGTCATCCTCGTCGATGATGACCGCCCCGTTAAAACCGAAACGCTCGATGCTCTGCATGAGCTGCTGCAGCTGCTCCTGCGAGTGCTTGCGGCTGTTCTGCGGATGGCGCTTGAGAGTGCGTGGGTCGAGATGTTCCAACTGCATGGCAAAAGCGGAACCCCCTTAGGAGAGGCCCGTGACTAGAGATGGATCGAGGTTCGAATTACCCTTGCTGAGGGGGCTGGGGAAGGACCCGTTGCTATTCTTTTTGATGTTGTGCGCCGCATACACCCCTCCGACTCGAAGGCCGTAGGCTTCATCCGTGGTCGGGAGGGGCGCGGGGTTCGGGGATGTCGGCAAGCCTGCCCATACGTTTCCCGTCAGCGGTTTGCGGGCGCGGCCTGCGCGGATGCTCTTGACGTGGGAGAGGCTGACGCCCGTGGCTTGGGCTGCCTGGGCGCACGTGCCCTCGAAGTCGCGCACCTGTTGCACTACGGCTTCGGGGATCGTGGCACGACGGCGAGCGGCCAGGGCGCGGGCGACGTTGGCAGCGGAATGGCTGAATGCGCCGCGGCGCGCATCGAGGCGGCGCAGCTTGCGCACCGACATGCAGCAAAGGCAATCGGGTGATACGCAACGCAGATGGCGGCACTTGGCCACGATGAGCTTGCCCGGCGGGGGCAGCCACCCGTGCAGCGCCTCCCACATCACGCGGCGCACGCGGCGGCACTGACCGCCAACGTTGATGATGGGGGCGCCATCGTGCCAGGTAGCACCACCCCACAACAGGCAGCCGCCCTCATCCGTGCATTGGCCCGCGATGCGCGCAAGGATGGTGGGGCGGTTGGCGTCGGTGATGAAGAGGCTCATGCTCACACTCCAGCCGCTTGGCGCACGCGGTAGCGCACGCGGCGGTCGAGGTAGTTCTGAACGTCGGCGGCCTTGGTCACATCGTCGGGCGACAGGCGTGGCTGGTAGGAGCCTGCCTTGACGAACATGAGCACAGGCTGCACCTCCACGTCGTGTAGACCCTTCGCTGCCCAGATTCCGGGAGCGAGGTGAGACGCCTGGGTGTCGCGCAAGCGGCCCATGCTGATGAAGAAGCGCACGCCCAGCGTGGTCTTGTATGTCTTGCGGGTGGTGACGTAGCCGATGTCCTGCTGGTTGCGCAGCTTCTTCTTTCGCTTGTCCGTCATGTTGGCGCGGTAGCCCTGCTCGCCAAAGGCCTGGAAGTAACTGATGAGCTGCACGAGGAATGGCCCGCGCAGGTTGCCCCGCCCGTCGTCGCTGCCCGGGTATGGCGTCTTGGGGATCGCCGTCTGATAGCCGGCGGGCAACAGACCCACGCGCCGCAGCGCTGACTCGCTGCGCTTGTCGCGGCGTGGGCCGCCATGGGTCTGGGCCTGCAGGATCTTCTGCGGGTCCACGCCCTTGCCGCCCATGTAGGCGGGTTCGATGGTCACCGTCAGGTTGTCGGGCGTGGCGCGCACCACTCGCGGCGAGCGCTCGATGTAGGGGGTGACACGGTCGAACTTGCTGCGCATCTCTTCCTGCCAGACCTTGCGCACATGAAAGCCCGTGTCGTTGAGCGCAGCGACGTAGGCCGCGCGCGCCTTGGGTCCGGCCATGTCGCGCAGCAATTGAGACACCGCCTCGGTGTTGAGCATTGCCGCGGAGAGCTGTATGCCGCCGCTCATGCCGAATCCCTCAGCTTGTGGTGATAGGGGTAGCCCACGAGATTGCGGGCTACCACGAGGCCAGCGCTGCGCAGCTGGGCCAGCGTGTGCCTGGCGATGTTGTAGGACCAGCCCGTGATCGCGACGATCTCGGATAGGCGCAGCGGTCCATGGCGCAGCAGCTTGCGCAGGGTATGCGTGCGCGACATCAATCCCCCTTTGGCACGGGCCGCTGGTTGGCGCGCATGGCGGCCACCACCTGGTCGATGGCGGCATGGGCCTCGTGCGCGTGGTATTGCGCGCGGCGCACCTCATTGGGCGTAGGCGTGGTGCTGCCCTGCCCTGCCTCGATGCGCATCACAGGGTCGGCGGCGGCGCGCACGAAGTCCGCGAATTCAGCCTGCGCGTGGGTGGTGGCCGCAAGCATGCTGCCCTGGGCCTGGCTGGGTGTCGCGCGCACGATGGTGTAGCCCAGGGCGGCGGCCATGGCGTGCAGGATGGCAGCGTTTCCGGATATGTGCTGCAGCTTCACCAGTTCGCTGGGCCGCATGTGGTGCGTGGTGTTGTTCGGGTTGGCTTTGTGCGTCAGCGTGCTGGATGGCACACCCATGCGAGGGGCCAGGGCCGCCACGCCCCCCGGATAGTCGTGGACGGTGTGGTAGATGGCGTCGTCCACCGACATGCTTTCAGGCATGTCGGGCATGGCCTCATCGGCGCCATAGGCAAGACCGGGGGGAATGGAGATAGTCGTCCTCATGGCTGTCTACCTTTCTTTCTGCTGCGCTCCCACCGCCAGGCCTGCGCGGTGGTTCGCGTATCGGGCCTGCAGGCCCTCGTGCGTGGGCAGTGCGCCCGCTTCCGGGTTCCAACCCAGCTCGGCCAGCAGCACGCAACCCTCGGGCGTGGCGCCCACCAAGTCGTACACCTCGGCCGCAACGGAGAGCAGCGCGCGCTCCTCATGGCGCCGCCCGGCCGCGAAAGTGGCGGGCGTCCAGCTGCCCCGGTGCTTGAGCGATGTGCCCGCGGCGGCGGCCCAGCGTTCGGCGCGCTCCAGCAGAGCCAGGAGAAATGATTCAGGCATGGGCGCCCTCCATTGCTTTGGGATTGATAGCTGCCAGTGCTTGACGGGAAAGCGCTGGAGCGGGGTTTGGTGGGCATCCACGGACGAAAGACAATGCGGGTACCACGCCACACCGACATTCGAGAGGGATGCCCATGAACGACCACGAATTGCGCGCCGACCTGGACGGCTTGCAGGGGCAGCTGCTAGCCACGCAAGCCATAGTGCGGTCGCTGCTCATGTCGCATCCCGATCCGCGTCAAGCCATCGAAGCAGCACACGCAGAAGTCGAGACACTGGCCGCGCTAGCGCTTGCCAGGAACTTGAGCGACGCACTGAACGCAGGCATCGAACAGGCCAGGAAAGCGACCTTTCCCTCCGCACGAGACTTTCGAGGGCCATCAGGTCAATGACATCGCACAGCTCCGCGCCATGCTTCGGGGGGGCCGCAGCGATGCGGGCGCTGACTGCGGCAAGTTCCCGTTCAAGCTGCGCGCGGCTTGCGCCATTCCAAGCGCGCCAGCGGTCGGCGGCGCCTTCCTTTCTGGGGTCTATCCAGCCTGGACGCTCAAGCACTCGCCACCTCCTGCGCGGCCTGGCGCGCTTCGGGATTGGTAGCTGCTGGCGCTTGATGGGTGGGGGCCGGAACGGTTTTTTGATCGATAAGTCGCGGCGGAATATCGAGCCCCTTGCGCACACACACACCCAATACGCGATCGGAAATCCGCAGCGGCAACTGATGCGGCCACTTGTTCACCGCCTGATATGTCACCCCCATCAAGTCGGCTGCGCTCGCAACGCTGCCGCCCAGGAGTTCTATGGCTTCGACTTTGAACATGACGCCATTAAACCATAGTTTCCACAGGGTGCAAACCATGGTTTTGACGGGCACACCCACAATCGCAACCATGGTTGAATTTAAGGAGCGTCTACAGGCGGCAATGGACCACTCCAAGGTCAGCCGCGAAGTCTTGCGCGCCAAGTTATCGGTGACCCGCGTCGCCATAGACAAACTGCTAGACGGGCGATCAAAAGCCATGAGTGCAGAGAACTGCGCCCACGCGGCCCGCTTCATGGGCGTGAGCATTTATTGGCTGGCCACGGGTCTCGGCGAGATGTGCCCGGAAGACTCAGACCGCACACCCACGACACACATGGCGGCAGAGTGCGTTGCGCACTACCGAAGCAAGCCGGAATGGTGGCCCATGCAAACGGTCACCCTGGATGAATACCTCACACTCTCAGAGCGCCAGCAGGGTATTGTCGAAGGCCGGGTGCGGGAGATGCTAGACGGCAAAAGCAGTGGCAACCGCAGTGCCGCGTAGAACGGCCATCGTGATCGCATTCCCGCTACACCGGCGCCAAGTGCGCGATACCCTCTTGTAAACTCAAGTTACAGGATCATTCGTGTTTGGAGGGAGCGTGAATCACAAGACATGCCGGCGCGGCAGCCTTTTATGCCTGCGCGTCTTTGCGTTGGCGGGCGCACTGACCTGCGCCCAGGCCTGGGCGATCAACAAGTGCACGGGGGCCGATGGCAAAGTGGTTTTTCAGGATGCGCCTTGCGCCGGTCGTGGCGAGGTATTGAATGTGCGACCGGCCAGTGGGCATGCCAATATGGCGCGGCCGGCTGATGTTGGCGCGCCCCAGGCCGCACAGCCCGCGACGCCTGCAGCAAAAAAGGAAGGCGCCTTTGGCGAGAGCTGGCAGCGGCGCACATACCTGGAAAACAGGGGCATCCCCGATGCGCAAGCGGCAAGTTATAGGCACAAGCAGGATTGCGAAAAAAAGCTGGCCGACTTGCGGGCTCAGCAGAGCAGCGCCAATAACAACCTGGCTGGCGCTACCTTTTTACAGTCGCTGGCGGCCGAGATGCAGGCCACCGCGACGATGTGCGACGTTCGGTCGCGCGAGCTGAATGCAGAGCTGGACGCGATGAAAAAAGAGCTGCGCGAGCTGCAAGCCAAGTAGCAAGCCGCCGCATGCGCTAGCGGCGCCTGAACTCATCGCGCAGGTAACACTTACCCGAGGCCAGGGGATTACTGCTGGAGCATGCGTCAGCACAGCTGCGCGGCGCGCTGCACCAGAGGCGTGATGGGCACCTTGGTGCCGGGGATCGCTTGGTTGTCTCGCCAGATCGCGTCAATGGGTCTCCATCCCATTTTGGCCGCATGACTATGCGCCACTCCATTGAGCGCATAGAAAACTCCGTCCACAACTACCAAATGCGCATGCAGCTGGGGCATCGTCGGCACGGGATACATGCAGCGTAGCGTGCCGCGCTCCACCGTTAGCGGCCAAGCGGACGCAAATTCGGCGCGCGTCACCACCTGAGACCGCCTGAGCAGCCGATCTGTCACTACCGGCGCTGCGGGCACCGCCGAAGGCGGCCTTACGCCAGCCGGTTTGCCATCCAGCGTTTCCGCCTTGCTCGCCCCACGGGGGCACACGCTTGATAGACGCTGTTCAATCACCTGTCCGTTAGGCATGGTGCATCGCACCTGCGCCGACACCGCCTGCGCAGCGGCCCCCAGCACACACACCACAACACCGACCGCCACCGTGCGCATTGCAGACCCTCCTGCAGGGATTGTCGCGGGTTATTAAAAACTATAGTTGCAACGATCCGGAAACCATGGTTTAATTAAAACCATAGTTTGAAACCGCCCGGAGGAACGATGCAAGCCACCCCCGCCCAGCAGCCCCTTTCGCCCACCCAGGGCAAATACACCCCGGGCCCCTGGAACATCGTCAAGTCGTTCAACGGCTTCGTCATCACGCGCGCCTGGACCAGCGGCCTGCATCAGCGCTTGCGCACGGGCCACCTGCGCAGCAAGGAAGAGGCCCAGGCGGCACTGAAAGCGCACCTCGCCCGCGCGGGAGCCGCAGCATGACCGCGGCCCAAGCCCAGCAGGGCGTCCACAGCAAGCAGCTCGCGGCCTGCGCCTTCTGGCTGCAGGAGCACGCTCGTTTCGATAACTCCTACCGGAAGCTGATCGAGCTTCACACCAAGGAGAACAGGAAGGCGCGCCCAAGTGAAGCGACGAAGACGGCCCTGTTCGACGGCGCACGCGCGGCGCACACGCAGATCAATGAGTCGCTGGAGGTGATTCACCGGCGCGGCGGCCTGCTTTTCGTGGGTGCTGCTGGTGCGCTGCGTGCCGCCGCCCAGTTGCGGGGAGGCGAGGCATGAAAGCCCCCCGCGTCACGCCCCAGAGTGGCAAGCCGCTACGCGATGAACGCCGCTACGCGCTCCCACCAGCGCAGGGGGCGCACGCCCTGCTCTCGGCCCATGGCTCGCACCGCGTCGTTGTAGGCAGGCATGGCCAGCGCGCCCAGGCCCACGGGGCCGCCGGCCTGGGCGTCGGTGATGGCTTCGTGGACAGCCGCTTCATCGGCCTGGTGCCGACGGCGCTTGATGGCGAGGTGGGCGCACTTGGTGCGCTCGTGCCGCTCGGCCTTCACGGCGGGCTGCACGGTCAGGGAGATGGCTGCCGCGCAGGCCAGCAGCAAGCCACTGGCCACCACCAGGCCGCCGCTACCGCCCCATGCCGCAGCAGCGGCAGCGGAGCCGCCCACCAGTTGGACGAAGTTGCACACGAAATCGACGCGACGGTAGAAGCGTTCGCACGCGGCGTTGTACCAATAACCGTATTCGACGTCGAAAGCCTGGTCGTCTGTCATTCCCGGGAGCTCCATTCACGCGCGAGGCCTTCGCGCAAAAGTTTCAGGACCCTTGCGGCGGCGGTGGAGGCGGAGGCTGCCGAAGCGGCGGCACCTGCGTTCGCACATTGCCAGGGTCATGGATCGATTTCATGGGCCTCCCGCCGTTCTGGAAGTGGTGTTGTGACGCCCTCCACTCTAGCGCGACCGGCGAGGCCCACCAACATGCAGCGGCAATGCGCCGCATTCGCCGCACCAACCCAGGAAGGCGGTGCGGCATGAAGGCCCTTCAAGCCCCCCTCATCCACCACATGGCCCGCGGCCGCCTGTACCGCGCCATCGTGAGCCTGCCCGCGGCCCTGTGCCCGCGCGATGAGCCGCTGCATGAGCGCGTGGTGTTCTTCGACGGGCCGCGCGAGAACCCTGGCGAGTACCTGGAGACGCTGCTGGGCCATGCCTGGCACGTGGACACGCTGGGCTGGTGCGCTGATGGGTACATCTACAACCTGCAGAGCGCCGCCAGCCTCATCGAGGAGGGCATGAGCGACGACGGGAATGCCCGGCTGCTGGAGACCGGCTGGGGCGGCGACGCGCCCATCCACTACGCCGACCCGGCGCGCACGGATTTCTTTATGGCGCCCGTCATGCAGGCCCGGCTGCGGGAGCTGCATGCGCAGGTGTGCAAGTCCACACCCGGGACCTGAGTCCCTCCTTACCCCCCCCTTCCACCACCCCAAAGGATCACCATGTCCCACTCCCACCTCGCCCTGCCCGCCCTTGGAACAGAACTGCCCGCCCTGGGCGGCACGCTGGGCGCCTTCGTCGCCAATGCGGACGGAAGCACCCGCGCCATCATCGTGGCGCCGCACCTGCACTCGATCACCGGCGCATGGGGCAAATACGGCAAGCGCATCCCCGGCGCGCGCGGCTCCAGCGGCATGGCCAGCACGGTGGCGATGGCGGATGCGGGCTGCGAGATTGCCCTTGCCATGCGCGCCCTGAAGATCGGCGAGCACGACGACTGGTTCATCGGCAGCCAGCTGGAGATGCTGGCGTTGGACGAGCACTCGGCGGGCTTGTTCGACAAGAAGGCTATTTATTGGACGAGCACGCAGTACTCGGCCGGCACCGCCTGGTGCCAGGACTTCGAGAACGGCGACAGCTACCCCAGCGTCAAGGTCTACGAGTTCCGTGCGGTCCCCCTCCGCAGCATTCACCTTCAGGACTTGAGGGCTTCAGCCCTTCAAGACGCCTCGCGCATCCCTGCGGCCAGTCCTGCGCTGGCCTGACACCTGCCCCGCTTCGCCTCTCACTTCGAAAGAATCACCATGCCCGCAACCCAACAAGCCCTGCCCGCCATCGGAACCCATTTGCCCGCACATGGCGGCACGCTGGGCGCCTATTTCGCCCTGCCCGACGGCAGCTTGCGCGCACTGATCTACGCCGGTCGTGAGCACGAATTCAATGGCGCATGGGGCCTCTACGGCAAGGACGTGGCCGACGCGCGCGGCATCGATGGCATGGCCAGCACGGTGGCGATGGCGGTGGCGGGCAGCGATACCGCGAAGGCGATGCGTGCGTTGACCATCAACGGGCACAACGACTGGTTCATCGGCAGCCGCGTGCAGATGATCCTGCTGAGCGAGAACGTGCCCGAGGACTTCGACAAGGACGCCTTGTATCTGACCAGCACGCAGTACTCGGCCTACTTCGCCTGGTGCCAGGACTTCGAGCTCGGCTACAGCCACACCAACGGCGAGGACTACGAGTTCCGTGCGGTCCCCCTCCGCTGCATTCAACTTCAGGAACTTCAGCCCTCAGCCCTTCCCGGCGAAGCCGGCATTGCCGCTGTGGCGGAAGCGAGCGCGGCATGAACGCGCAGCCGCACACGCCGCCCGCCGCGCCCGCGCCCGATTTCGATCTGGACGCGCTGTGCGCCAAGGCGCGCGCCGATTTGGCGGACGACATTGGCCTGGATGTCGCCATCGCAGCAGTGGAGGTGGCGAGGGATTTCTGGCGGCTGCGCAGGCGCCTGTTGGGCGGTTTGCAGCCTGCGCAAGGGGGCGCCGCATGACTGCCGCCAGCTGGTTTGCCGCCATCGCGCTCACGCTGGCCCTGGGGTGGCTGGCCGCCATGGACCACATCGCCCCCGACGCCACCAGCACCGCTCTGCAGACTGCGCAGGAAGACGCCGCAGCCCTGGCCAGCCGCGATTGGGTCGCGCGCCAGGTATGCGAAGGGCGCCCCTTCGAGTGGCTGGACGACAAGACGCTGGTGTGCCACCGCGAGGCGCGCCCCTGAGCTCCACCCATCCCATCGCATGACATGCACCCAGGAACAAGACCGTGAAATCCTTTGCCCACCTACTCAATGAAATCAACGAAGGCAGCACGCATGCCGCGCTCACCGCCGACATGGCCGAACTGCTGCGCACGGTGCAGACCACCGCCCGCGCCGGAAAGCTGACGGTGACCGTGAAGGTCGCGCCTGCCGCGCGCAACGTCGGCGGCGGCGACATCGATCGCGTGCACATCACGGTGGACCGCACGCTGGCCCTGCCCAAGCCCGAGACGCCGACCGATTTCTTCTACCTGACCGAAGACGGCGAGACCACGCGCAACCACCCGCGCCAGCAGTCGCTGGAGCTGCGAGAGGTCACACCCACATCCCAACCCGCTCAACTCAAGGAGGCCTCGTGAGCGACACCACCACCAATACCCTGGGCGCGCTGATCGCCCGCGAAGATGCACCCGAGGCGCTGCAGGTTGCCGAGCAGCTGGCGGCCAGCGTGGCTGGCGCGCTGAATTTGCGCCAGCATGGCGATGCCACGTTGGCAATGCTGCCCGGCGGCTATGAACTGCGGGACGTGACAAGCATCATCGAGAAGGCCGCGCCTGTCCGCAATCGATGTCAAGGCACCGTGATGCTGGGCGACGTGGACAGCCTGTTGGCCTACTGCGACGACCAGGCATGCCAGGAGTTCGGCTACATCTACGCCGACCCGGACGGCCGCAGCATCACGGCGATCTTCAACGATCAGCGCCTGCGCGCTGTGCCGGGCTGGCGCGACCACCGCGCGCACTTCACCGCCCAGCTCACGCCCGAGTTCCAGAAGTGGATGAGCAATGACAAGAAGGCCATGAGCCAGGGCGAGTTCGCGGAGTTCATCGAGGACAACTTCGCCGACCTGAATGGCCAGGATGCACAGACCCTGCTGAACGTGGCCACGACCATCCAGGCCACCACGGGCATCAACTTCAGCAGCGCACGCCGCCTGCAGGATGGGCAGGTGCAGCTGACCTACAACGAAGTGATCGATGCCAAGGCCGGCGCCGATGGCGCGCTGAAGATTCCGCAGGTCTTCACGCTGGGCCTGCGCATTTTCAAGAACGGCGAAGGTTACAAGCTGACGGCGCGCCTGAAGTACCGCCTGGCCGCTGGCGGCGTGAAGTTCTGGTACGAGCTGGAGCGGCCGGAGCGCGCCATCGAAGACGCATTCGCGGGCTATGTGGCCGCCGTGCGCGAGAAGAGCGGCTACGTGGTGCTGATCGGTAAGCCGTAGGCGCGCCACGCAGCCCATCGCGCAACACCCAGGAGGCCCCATGCAGCACATCGGCACCCTTTTCCTGGCCAAGGCGCGCCCCGTGGTCGACGTTGGCCCGGACGGCGAATTCCGCCTCACGCTGGCCTTGATCGACAACCTCGGCGGCGGCCAGAAGGAAGGCTACCGCGTGCGCTGGACCGGGCCGGATGCCCGGGCCTTCTGGGACGCGCAGCAGCGCAACTTGCTGCCCGGCGCGGTGCTGCGCGCGGAGCTGACGCACCTGCGCCAACACATGGGCAACGCCTACCCCCACGTGCCCGAGCTGCGCGCCCGCGTGGTGCGCCTGGAGGTGGTGCCCAAGGCCAGCGCCTGCGCGGCGCCGCAGCCATCGAATCAAGAGCATCACGCCGCGGCGTGATGCCCCCAACCCATCAAGGACACCCATGAACAAGCCCAAGCCCGTGCGCCAGCTGCGCCCCATTGCCGCAGCGGCCACACCCCAGACTGCCGCCACCGCGGCGCCAACGCCCGCCACCGAGGTGCTGCGCATCGCGGCCGAGACCATCGTCCAGCGCGGGGCCCAGCGCGACAGCCTGGCCGGCGATGGCGCAGCGCCCGCTGAGCGCAGCATGGCCGCGACGGTGGCTGCGTTCAATGCGCTGGAAGGCGCCACGCTCACCGAGGCCCAGGGCTGGCGCTTCATGCAGATCCTGAAGCTGGCGCGCGCCGCCACCAGCGAGCGCAATGGCGTGTTCAACCCCGACGACTATGTGGACGGCGCGGGGTATGCTGGCCTGGGGAGCGAGGCTGCGGAGCGTGCGGCGTCGGTTGCTGGAGCGCAGGTATGAACGCCACCACCGCCGACCCGGTCAATGACCTGATCCGCGACATGATGGAGAACGTCGCCAAGTACGGTGGCGAGAACACAACCACCTTTCTGATGGTGCAGGCCATCAAGGAACTGCAGCGCCAGCATAAGGCCCTGGATTGCGCCGGCCTCGCAGCATCCCCGACTGCTCAGACAGCGCCCGCTATCACATCCGAAACCGGAAATCCGGCATCGGCACGGGGTGCGGCAATCACATCTGAAAACGGAAGCGCCACCCAGGCAGCACCTGCTGCTGTAGCGTTGCAGGCCGACCTGCACGACCTGCTGATGCACGTCGTTTGCGATACGCGCCACCCCGAGCGGCAAATCCAGGCGAGCCGCATGCTGGAGCAAATCGGGCGTGCATCGCCCCAGCCACCAGCGCAGGAGCCGGCCGAGCCTCTGCCGCCTCCGGGCATCTATGCCGGCGTGCACTACGCCACCTTCCTGCGCCGCGAAGCCCATAAGCACCACGAGCCGAAAGCCGGCGCGCTGCGCAATGCCGCGCGCATGATCGACGTGCTGTTGGCCGAGGTGCAACGGCTGCACCGCGAGTTGATCGTGTCCCAGGCTCAAGAGGAAGCGCAGAAGCCGGATGGATGGCTCCCCGTTCATTTTTCCGGGGGGCGCTTCTACGGCGGCCCGCTGAAGACAGAGGACGAAGCCAAGGCATACATCGAGCAGGTACACCGGAGTAACGACAGCATCACGCTGCGCGCGCGTCCGTTCGTGTTTGCCGATCGCCACCCAGCCCCACAGCAGGCAGTGCCTGTAGCGGTGGGGGATGCCAGCGACACGGCGCGCCTGGATCACCTGCAACAGCGGGGAGCCACCATTGACCTAGTGCCAGGGGAAGGCGACTTCTACCCCACGCGGTTCCGCGTGGGCGGTCTGCATGCAACGGTCAGCACGGACATTCGGCCTGCCATCGACGCCGCCCGCGCCCAGGCCAAGGAAGGCGGCACCTTATGACCTGGATGATCCTCGCCGATGGCGCCGAGCAGCACCTGCCCCCCGGCACAGAACAGCCTCAGTACACCATTGAGGCCATCGCCCACCAGCTCGCGATCATCAACCGCTTCACGGGCGCGACGCGGCGCCCCTACAGCGTGGCCGAGCACAGCCTGCTGTGTGCCGACCTGGCCGACGTGGCGGGCTGCACGCCCGTGGTGCAGCTGTGCTGCCTGATGCATGACGCGCACGAGATCGTGACGGGCGATGCCTCCAGCCCCGTGAAGTGGGAGCTGGGCCAGGCGTGGGGGAGTTTCGAGTCGCGCCACGCCCGGGCGCTGCGCGCGCACTTCGGGCTGCAGTGCGCATTTACGGGCGCGCGGGCGACCATCCGGCATATCGACCTGGTGGCTCTGGCCACCGAGCGGCGCGACCTGGTGCCCTGGGACCCGCTGCGGCATATGCCGTGGCCCGTGCTGGACACGCCGGGCCGCGAAGTTCCCCCTGCTGCCGACGTGGACCTGCGCCGCGCCGCGCGCGAGCAGATGCACTGGACGGAATGGCGCGATGCCTTCCTGAAGCGCTATGAGCAGCTGGGAGCGCGCGTGGATGCGCAAGCCCGGCGGTGGCGCGAGGCGCGAGCATGAAGCCATTCGCACCCATCAACCGCGCCCAGCGCCGCCAGGCCAAGCGCATCGATGCGCGCTGGCAGGCCGCCATGCGGCAGGCCCAGCGATGCAGCAGCACGGGCGGCCTGCAGGCCATCGCGCATTCCAGCAGCTACACGCCTGAGCGCGCAGCCAGCCTGAGCAATGACGTGCGCATGAGCTGGTACCGCCTGACCCAGGGCGACGGCAGCCCGACCGACTTCGATGACCTGGGCGCGGTGCTGAATGTCTGCTGCGTGTGCGCCGAGGGCCTGGGCCAGCCGGCCATCGACGTGGCGGTGCGGGCGCAGCGCGCGGCGCTGGGCATCAAGACCCGGCTCGAGCGGCTGGGGCGCCTTGGCGTCGATGCGCAGTCGCTGCAGGACATTCCACCCGCACTGGATCTGTACGACGAGCTGCTTCGCCACCTGTCACCCTTGCAATTCAACCGCGCGCTGACAGAGACCGCCCGGCGCCAGCGCGCGGGGATCGTGCTGCGCGAGGAGCCGGCGCGCGACCCCATCAATCCCGCCAACCCTTGAGGAGTCCCCTCCATGCTTGCCAGTCACATCGAATCCGTTCACATCCATTTGCCCCCCTCATTCAGCCCGGAGGCCATGGCTGCCATGGAACGGCTCATGGATCGCCTGGGCCGGACTGAGCCGGCGCCCGCGGCTGCCGCGATGGCGCAGACCGACCCGAGCAACCCGCCGCCGCCCGGGCACCTCTGGTCCGGCCAGGGCGGCTACTACATCTGCACGATGCCCGCCTTCCTCGCGCTGCCGCCCCGGCACCTGATCGCCGCCACCGTCGAGCGCGACGGCCTGGCCTGGGGCGGGCGCGGCAAGGTCATCACGGGCGCCGACTGCCAGGTGGACGGGCGTGCCAACACGATCGCGCTGCTGGCGGACGGCGGCCACCCCGCGGCGGAATGGGTGGCGAAGCACGAGGCGGACGGGCATTCCGACTTCTACCTGGGCAGCCGCCTGGAGATGCTGATGTGCAACCTGTATGCGCCGCATCGGTTCGAGAAGGAGGGCTGGTATCTCACGAGCTCGCAGTACTCGGCCCTCAGCGCCTGGTGCCAGGACTTCGAGTACGGCTACAGCGGCCCCAACCTCAAGGACTACGAGTTCCGTGCGGTCCCCCTCCGCTGCATTCACCTTTAACCCTTCGCCCTTCCACGCTTGCGGCGCGTAGCGCCGGGGTGGACTTTTGAGCCATGGCCCTGACGACCGATCTCGACATCCACAAGGACGCCACCGCGCTGCTGGATCTGGCGGTGGATGTGCAAGCGCGCATTCCCCGCGTGTTCCGCGCAAGCCTGGGCGCACGCATCGCTGACGAGTGCGTGAAGCTGCTGGTGCTGATTGGCCGGGCCAACGCGGCCCGCTTGCCATCCGACCGTGTACGCCACATCGAGATGATGCTGGAGTGCGTGGATGTGGTTACCTACCTGCTGCGCGCGGCGCACGATCACCGCAGCCACCTGATCGATCACAAGGTGTGGGGGCGCGGCATGCAACTCACGACCACCATCGGCCGCAAGGCCGGCGGCTGGGCCAAGTCGGCGCGCGCTGGCAACGTGCGCACTTCCGCAGCGCCTGCTGCATGACGGTCAAGGCTGTCATGCCCGCGCGCTTCATGAATCTGGTCGAGCCGCTGGGCGCCCGCGTGGCGGGGCCCACCGACAGGCGCACCACGGATACCGCCGCGCAGCATTGCGCGGGCCGGTCCGGCGCAGTCTCCCCGCTGATCGGCGAGAGCCTTCGGCGGGGCGACGTGGATAGCTCGGCACACCGCAGTACTCGGCCAACAACGCCTGGTGCCAGGACTTCGAGAACGGCAACAGCAACACCAACAACAAGGACAACGAGTTCCGTGCGGTCCCCCTCCGCAGATTCATGCCCCGATGGGGATGCGGCCACCTTCCCCGCCCTCCTCCAGGCCTACATCAACTGCCGCCGCGGCAAGCGCAACAGCGCGAGCGCGCTGGAGTTCGAGATGCGGCTGGAGCGCAACCTGTGCGATCTGTACGACGAGCTGGTGAGCGGCGCCTATCAGCCGGGCCGCAGCATCTGCTTTCCGATCACGCGGCCGAAGCCGCGCGAGGTGTGGGCGGCATCGTTCCGCGACCGCATCGTGCACTGGCTGCTCTACAGCCACATCGCGCCGCGGTTCCATGCCGCGTTCGTGGCGGACTCGTGCGCGTGCATTCCCGGGCGCGGCACGCTGTATGGCGCCCAGCGGCTGGAGCGGCACGTGCGCAGCTGCACCCGCAACTGGGCGCGGCCGGCGCATTATTTGAAGTGCGACCTGGCCAACTTCTTCGTGTCGATCGACAAGCACGTGCTGCGCGAGCGCATCGCGGCGCGCGTGCACGAGCCCTGGTGGATGGCCCTGGCCGACACGATCCTTTTTCACGACCCGCGCCAGGACGTGGAGGTGCGCGGCTGCGCTTCGGACCTGCGCCGCGTGCCGCCGCACAAGAGCCTGTTCAACGCGCCCGACGACACGGGCCTGCCCATCGGCAACCTGTCGTCGCAGTTCTTCGCCAATGTGTTGCTCGACGCCTTGGACCAGCGCGTCAAGCACCGGCTGCGGGCGCCCTACTACATCCGCTATGTGGATGACTTCGTGCTGCTGCACCCGTCCCGCACGTGGCTGACTGCGGCGCACCACGACATCGAGACCTGGCTGCCCGAGCAGCTGCGCCTGCAGCTCAACCCGCGCAAGACGATCCGCCAGCCGGTGGACCGCGGCCTGGACTTCGTGGGCCAGGTCATCAGCCCGTGGCGCCGCACCACGCGCCGCCGCACGCTGGCCAGCGCCCTGCAGCGCATCGAACAGATGCCGGCGGACGCACTGCTGGCGGCGGGCAACAGCTACCTGGGTCTGGTGCGCCAGGCCACCCACAGCCACACCGAGCGCGCGGCGCTGTGCCGGGCGCTGCTCAAGCGCGGGCATGCGGTGGAGGGGATGCATTTGAGCAAGGTTTTCAGAAAGGCCGCCGCATGAGCGAAAACACAAAAATCGAATGGTGCGACCACACCTTCAACCCATGGGAGGGGTGCACGAAGGTAGGCCCGGGCTGTGACCACTGCTACGCCGAGACGCGCAACGCGCGCTTCGGCGGCGGGGTGGCCGTCAACTGGGGGCCGGGCGCGCCGCGGCGGCGCACCAGCAGCAATAACTGGAACAAGCCTCGCGCCTGGAACGCCGCGCACGCCGAGTTCTTCGCGCAGCACGGGCGCCGCCAGCGCGTGTTCTGCGCATCGCTCGCCGACGTGTTCGACAACGCGGTCAATCCCTCGTGGAGGGCGGATCTGTTCGACCTGATCGATGCGACGCCAGCACTCGACTGGCTGCTGCTGACGAAGCGCATCGGCAATGCATGGAAGATGATGGCCAACGCCTGCGGCGTTTCGCAGTTGTCGGCGCGCCTGCCGCTGCCCAACGTCTGGCTGGGTGCCACGATCACCAGCCAGGAGGAGGCCGACCGCGACATCCTCAAGCTGCTGGCCGTGCCTGCGACCAGGCGGTTCCTGAGCATGGAACCGTTGCTGGGGCCGGTGTCATTCGAAGGCCTGTTTGCCAACCCCGCCAACCCTGCGGATGGCACCAACGCGCTTGAGGCGCTGGACTGGGTCATCGTCGGCGGCGAGAGCGGTCCCGGCGCCCGACCGATGCACCCGGACTGGGCCCGCAGCCTGCGCGACCAGTGCCAAGCCGCGGGAACCCCCTTTCTGTTCAAGCAGTGGGGCGAGCACGACCTGAGCTATGACCGCGACCGCGATGACCCAGACTACCGGCGCTGCGCAACCATCGGCCGCCAGCCAGGCCGCTGGATCAACTTGAAGGGCGGCCACGGGTTCAACGGCGAACGTGTCCACTACGCGCACCGCGTCGGCAAGAAGGCCGCGGGCCGCCTGCTCGATGGTCGCATCTGGGATGAATTCCCGCGCGTGGCCACCTGCCACCCGGTCACGATGTACTACGGTTCGCCCGACTGCAAGAGCCACGCCTTCCCGCTCAGCGGCCGCACGGAGATCGAAGGATGAGCGCGGACGAAGCCTTCCTCATCCTCGACCTGGCCGACTGGCATGCAGGCGCCTGGCCCGGCCTGCGTGGCCACGCCGGAGAAATCGCCGGCCGCATCCCGCCAGAAAAGCGCCCCACCGTCGTGCAAGGCGATCGCACAACAGCGGAGCGCGAGCTTCTGCGGCTGGCCCAGCGCCATCCGCAGGGCAATTTCGTCCTATTCACTGCCACGCACACCGCAGTGGCCGTGAAGACGCCCACGCACGTCAACCTGCATGGCGCGCCCATCGCCTGCACCACGGTGCACAGGCTGGCCGCCATCGGTGAAGACGACTCCATTCCGTTCTGAGCGATCCATGAAGCGAGACGACTTTACCCTCCTGCTGCCCTTTGCCCACGAGCTGATCATCGACAACTTCGCGGGCGGCGGCGGCACCAGCACCGGCCTGGAGAAGGCCTTCGGCCGTCCCGTGGACATCGCCATCAACCACGACCCCGAGGCGCTGGCGATGCACGCGATCAACCACCCGCGCACGCTGCACCTGTGCGAAAGCGTGTGGAGCGTGGACCCCATTCGCGTAACGCGCAACCAGCCCGTGGCCCTGGTGTGGCTGTCACCGGACTGCAAGCATTTCAGCAAGGCCAAGGGCGGCACACCCGTGAGCCGCGACATCCGGGGCCTGGCCTGGGTGGGCATTCGCTGGGTGCTGCTGTGCCAGCCCCGCGTGCTGATGCTCGAGAATGTGGAGGAATTCAAGACCTGGGGCCCGCTGATGGAGCTGCTGGATGGCACCCTGCGCCCCGACCCGGCGCGCGCCGGCGAAACCTTCCTGGCCTTCTGCGCCATGCTCTCCACCGGCGTGCGCGCCGACCACCCCGCGCTGCTGGAGTGCTGTGGCTTCCTGGGTATCGACCCGGCGGGCGAAATGGCCCAACGGCTGGTGAAGGGCCTGGGCTACGACATCGACTGGCACGAGCTGCGCGCCTGCGACCACGATACGCCCACCATCCGCAAACGCCTGTTCTTCGTGGGCCGCCGCGACGGCCTGCCCATCCGCTGGCCCGAGCCCACCCACGGCGAGCCCACGAGCCGCGCCGTACTGGCTGGCAAGCTGGCGCCGTACCGCACGGCTGCCGAGTGCATCGACTGGGAGGTCGAGGGCACCAGCATTTTCGGACGCAAGAAGGACCTGGCCACCAACACCCTGCGCCGCGTGGCGAAGGGGCTGTGGCGGCACGTGCTGGGCAACCCAGACCCATATATTGTGGACACGAACCGAGGGCCTCAGCGCATCGTGGATTTGCAGGTGAGCGGGGGAGAGCCACGCGCGGGCGTCGTTGCGCCCTTCCTGACCGAACATGCCAACGCCAGCAACCAGCGGACGATGCTAGCGGACAACCCGCTGCGCACCCAGTGCGCCCAGGTGAAGGGCGGCCACTTCTCGGTGGCGGCACCCATGATCGCGCCCATGGTGCTCACCAACACCACGGGCCATACCGGCGCGGCGATGGACGGGCAAATGCCCACCATCGCAACCGGCGGGCATCACGCGCTGATGGTGGCGCACCTCACCCACCTGACGCACCACGGCGAGCGCAGCGGCACAGCGCCCAGCATCCCTCTGCCAACCGTGACGGCGGCCCACCGCAGCGAACAGGCCATGGTGGCGGCCTCCCTGGTCACCATCGGCTACGGCGAGCGACCGGGGCAGGACGCGCGCGCCCACCATCCGGTGAGCCCCGCCCGCACGATCACGGCGGGCGGCATCAAGCAGGGCGTGGTGACCGCCTTCCTGGAACAGGCCAACGGCGGCTTCTATAACGGCGACGGCCGCGCGGCCGATGCCCCGGCCAGCACGCTGACGGCCAGCGGCGCGCAGCAGCGACTGGTGATGGCCTACGCGGTCAAGTACTACAGCAACGGCGGCCAGTGGCAGGGCCTGGGCGAGCCCATGCACACCCTGCCGACGAAGGGGCGCATGGGCCTGGTGCAGGCGGTGCAGGTGCCCGCGGACTGCGTCGCGCCAGAACACCGCGAGCGCGCCCGCCTGTGCGCCGAGCTGCTGCACACCCACCTGCCCGAGCATTTCCCCGCGCCCGCCGAGATGGTGCTGATGCAGCACGAGGGCCAGTGGTGGGTGCTGGTGGACATCACCTTGCGCATGCTGCGCCCGCGCGAGCTGTACCGCGCCCAGGGCTTCCCGGAGAGCTACATCATCGACCGCATCCCCGATCCGAAGCTGCTGTTCCGCGACGGGCACCAGATGGGAGACCCCCTGGCCATCCCCACGGTCCCGCTGAGCGGCACGGCCCAGGTGCGCATGTGCGGCAACAGCGTGTGCCCGCCAGTGGCCGAGGCGCTGGCGCGGGCGAACTTTGGGCACGAGGCGGCGATCTATGGGAGGGCCGTGGCATGAAGAGTGAAATGCCGACCATCCTCGAAGAATGGCAGCAGGTCATGCAGCCAGTCGAGGATGCACCCCAGGAGCTGGCGCGCACCGAAATGATCAACCCAGGCCCGCAGGCCGCGTGAGAGATAGCCATGCCCCCTCAACCACAAACCACGGGCTTACTCACCCAGGTGCTCATCGCAGACAAATACGGCCCACGCCTGGGCACCGACCAGCTCGCCGCCGTGCTGGGCATCACCCGCGGGGCGGTGCTCAATCAGATCAGCGACGGCAGGTTCGGCATCCCCACCTACGTGGACGGCGGCAAGCGCTGGGCGGACTACCGCGACGTGGCCGCCTACATCGACAACTGCCGCGCCCAGGCACTGCAGCAGCGTGGGCACTAGGCTCCGCCGGCTGTGTCGCCGCCAGGCGTGCGCCGGTGCAACGACTCAGGGCGCAAGTTGGTGTAGCGCTTGAGGTGTGTCCAGCTCTTGTGCCCGGTCACCAGCGCCACCTCTTGCACGGCAAAGCCCTGCTCGAACAGGCGGCTGGTACCTTCGTGGCGCAGGTCGTGAAAATGCAGATCCGCGATGCCCAGCGCATCACTGGCCGCCTTGAAGTATTTACTGAGCGTCTGCGGATGCACCGGGAAGATACGCCCGTCGCCCTCGATGCGCGGCTGCCGGTCGATGATGGCCAGCGCATCGCCCAGCAGGGGCACCCACTGATCGTTGCCTTTTTTCGCGCGAGGGTCCTTGCGGTCGCGCACAAGCACTAGCTTCTTGATGCGATCCACGTCGTCATGCAGCAGCGCGACGATCTCCCCCCTTCGCATGGCCGTCAGCACGGCGAACCGCACCGCATCCGCATACACCGCGCCAAAGCCTGACTCCAGGCGCAGCAGCAGGTGGTGCAGCTCATCCTCGGTCGGCCTTCGCTCGCGCTTGCCACCACCGCCCACCAGGGCCAGGTGTGCGAGCAGCGGGCGCGCCTCGGCCACAACGTCGGGCACCTTGACCTTGAGCGCCAGCGCCGCATAGCGCATGGCCGTGCCCAGCTTGGACAGCTCCATGTTGACGGTATAAGGCCCCGCCCCATCCTCGGCGCGGGCACGCGCAAAGCCCACCAGATCATCGGGCGTCATGCGCGTGGCATCGTGCTCGCCCAGGGCGCGCCTCAAAGTGCGCAGCACGTAGTGCTCGCTGGACGTATCGGCCACCGGACGCGAGGCATCGCGCATCTTGCGGTAAGCATCAATCAGGTCGGCCACCGTCAGCACCCGCCCCACCACGGCCGCCGCGCGCGGCGCCTGGCCGCGATCCATGTCCCCCTCGATCTGCCGCGCCCAGGCCTCGGCATCGGTCTTGACCGCGAAGGTCTTGCAGTACGATGGGAACCCCTTGCGTCGCACCAGCGCCCGCCAGCGCTGGCCGATCTTGACGATGCTGGCCACGTCCACCCTTATATCAATTGATACAGTATCAATTCCGTATCACTGAACGGATGATACAGGGCGAATTCAGATGATTCCAAGCGGCAGGGACAAGAGGGAAGCCGCTACAATGCGCAGAGCACCTCCCCGTAGTTCAATGGATAGAACGAGCGCCTCCTAAGCGATTCAGGAGGGGATCGCAACGATTCTAAGTTGTTGATTTGACTGGATCATCACCCAGTCAAATCCTTCCAAATCCACCCAGTTCCAAGCCAGTCTTGGAACAAATTTGGAACCAGAAGGCACAAAAAAACCACCTCGGGAGGTGGTTTTTTTATGGTGTGCCGATAACTTATAGCTATCACCAGAAGCACCATGATAGTGCTTTGGCGTCCCCACCAGGAATCGAACCTGGATCTGATTCTTAGGAGGAACCTGTTCTATCCATTGAACTACAGGGACTTGCACACAGCCTGCTAGTATAGCAACCAACACCCTCTTGGAACAAGATGTATGGTAGAAGAACAACTGCTTAATTATTTGAAAGAAAAGACAAAAGGTAAGTTGTTGATGTCGCCAGAACAACTTGCCGAAGAAATTGGAATTCCAACTAAACAACAATCCAAGCTAAGAAAGGAAGGAAGATTTCCTATTCCTTTCAAGAACATTGGAAGGCTTGTTTACTACTCAATTTATGATGTTGCTAACTTCTTGTTGAATGGTGAAACAACACCTTCTGAGGAAGTTCAAGAAGTAGCACCAGTGTCCACAGCGACAAAACCGAAAGTCAGGAAGTCAACAAGTAGCCCAGTTCAAGACCTATCTCACATCTTCATGATTCGCGCCTTTGCTCAATCCTTGGAGGACAGAGCAACAACAATGTTGCAGTTGTCTGATAGCTTGAAGAAGTATGCCAATTCCTATGAACTGAAAGATCGGTTTGAACAGAAGTTTTCTTCAAAAGGAAGTCAGAGCACCAATGATGGAAAAATTTAGTGTTGTGTGATAATAATTGAAACCACACTTCATCAAGGACCCCAGATGACCACCTATGCTGAACTTCAAGCACAAATCAAGAAGCTTCAAGAGCAAGCTGAACAGGTTAAAGCCAAGGAGCTTGAAACTGTTGTTGCAGACATCAAGAAGAAAATTTCTGAGTATGGATTGACTGTTGAACAGCTTGGTTTTTCCTCAGCAACTGGGAAGACTTCCAAAAAGACAGCAACCAAAGAAAGCACCGTGATGTACAAGAAAGGTGATCAAACTTGGTCTGGTGCTACTCGTGGTCGTAAACCGGATTGGGTGAAAGAAATTCTTGAAGCTGGTGGTGACATTGAACAATATCGTGTGAAATAAATTCATTCACACCAAACAAAAAGGCTAGTCATTGCGACTAGCCTTTTTTGTTTTTTGTTAAGCCGGCACCACCCGAAACCTAACGATATACTTTTTTCTCCACCAATCTTGACATCTCTGAAAAAATTTAATAGAAGTATATCACCAACATAGAATTCAATATTAAGACGTTTATTTTTAAAAGTCAATAGTGAAGGTTAAAAGAAAAATATCTTGATTGTCTTGCTGGTTGGTAAGGCAATTTTCACATTAACGGTCTAGTGAACGATTCAGGAAATTGCTAATGCGAATGGCTAATATGAAGGCAGGTTAGAAATATTGGGAGTTAAACCCCATAACTGTAAATCCCCCTTAGCAGGTAGCGAACCAATGATTGCATTGGTCTAGTAGGCAAGAATGGGAGTTTCAGACAAAGCCACACAGAGAGTCTTAATAGGTGCAACCTGGTTTGAAGTCGTGTTGATACGATGAATGCACTATCCAGAGGTAATCAACTATCCTCGGTCCTACATGTAGCACTACTAAGTAGGGTATAGACATCAAGCAGATTTTCTAATACTGCTTAGGGTGAGTCTTTATCCTTCTTAGTAGTGAAACGGAGAAGAAGGATAAAGACTTTAATGTACCAGAACCTACGAAGTAGGTTCTCTATTGATAGTACATAATATATTAATAGTACAATTATAAATAAATAAATGTCATTAAAGAAAAACTGCATTAACTGTACAACAGCAAAGAATAACTCATTGGAGATTTACGAAGTAAATAAAATGGCACGGCGGAAAATTTCTAAAATAAATTCCAATTATTGACTAATTTCATAATTTTGCTTTAATGAAAACAAAGGAATTAATTATGAAATTAAATATAATAACAACGATTTTAACATTGTGCTCATTAAACCCCATTTACGCACAAACAAATAAAAACAACATTGATATGGGCTGTGATTCAACATGCTTAAATCCCGGTGTGATGGGAGTTATTGATTTATCAAAAAATATAGCCATATCAATAACCAGAGGGGTTATTGATTCGTGTCAAGCATATGCGGGCTCCAATGGTGTTCCTTCAGGCGCGACACAAGGCTCTGTAATTGTTTCTTATGATGAGAATCCAAAAAGCTCAACATACGGACAGATAATTCATATTAATTCATCAGGTTGCTCTATACCATCACAGCCAATCACTGTGACTAGGCAATGTTCTGCTTATGTTGGCCGCTATGGAATAGCCAGTGGGTCACAAGGAACGTTTCAGATAACAACCGAGGGAAACACCTATAAACCTAACTATGGATCAGTTATTTCTACAGATATTTCCGGGTGTTATGTATCACCACCCCCACCTCCACAGCCCCCAGGTTGCTATGGAACCGCAATTCAGACATGGACGGATGCGTTCTCCAAAAACGGCAAACAGTGCGCAGGAGCCCCTCCTGTATTCACCGCCCCCAACGGTATAACCAGTGCCAACAGCTATCCTGGATATTTTGGAGCAACAGGAAGTGGTGTGATGTATTTTAAGTGCATTAGTTATGGATCTAATATTTGGAGTTTAAATGCAGGCTTTTACAATCAAGGAGTAGCACCATTTGCACCAGCACAAACTTGCAATTGAAAAAGAGGCTCAAAGCCTCTTTTTATCAATATGTCTTATTTTCACAGAATCCTATTGAAGAAAAATTCCATCCCCAATCTGCTCTATCCATCTCAACAGGACTTGCTTTAGGCCAGCCTGACCAGTGGTCAAAAACACCATTCTTATAAATAGGCTGTCTCCAGCCAACAGCACCACCAAACCCCTCAACTACAGTTCCATCACCGTTGGTATAAGACATTGGTACTTCATACCAACCATAGGCATCTGTCTTCCCGCGCAAAAAACCCTGATCAGTCCTAACTTCCTTATTGGGTGGATTATCAGGATTCTTAGCCCAGTATCTTATTGGGGCCATCTCTGCACAAGAGAATATTTTTCGGTCTATTTTGCCATCCGTGTACTTATCGACAGGCTGAACTGAAGTAGGTGCATTCTTAACAGATTCAATAAGAGCCGCTTGTTTTTGCTGAGCTTGCAGTGCTGAACTTACTGAGCCATCTTGCACTTGTGTACCAGCAATTTGCCCAGAACCTATTGGATAGTTGCTCTTTACCTCTGTAGGTGCAGGGATTTTTTCAGGAGAAATATTAATTAATTCCCCTTTTTCGTTAATATGGCACAAATTGTATTTTTCAAGATTTTCACAGGCAACCACCTTATTTTGTGCATTTGCCGCCCCAACAATAGATAGGCAAGCCATAATAATTATATTTGTTTTCATAATTTTCCTTTATTTTATCTATTAAAGCAAAATTATGAAATTAGTCAACCAAGCACCTTCGGGTGCTTTTTTTACGACCCAACACCAGAGTTCCAGTCCCAACCTTTCCCCGCGTTTTCGATTTGCTTGTTGAGGATCATAATCACTTCCACAATACAGCGACGAAATAAAATTTAAAGCGACTACCCATCAACTGCCTATCACTAGGAGGGTTCAACATGAAATAGACAAACTTACTTATGAAAGGAATTACCATGTCTAAAACAAAACAAGTAGTTGAGAATTTTGAAATTGATGTAAAGCCTGTTCCAACTGGAAATATTTTACTTAAAGATTTTATTCAATCACAGCCAGGAAAAAAATCATTCGTTCAATACCAGAATAGTAATTTCACTGACTTTGAAAAGATGTATGGATTTCTTTGTAACTACCAAGTGTGTGAAATTCATTCTGCATTTATTGTTGCAGGTGCTGAAAATGCTCTATCAGACAATGATGCCCAAGAACAAATCGCAAAATTTGCATTTGAAATTGTTAAATGCAATATGATTGATATTTTGATGGCTACAGGTGGAGAACTTTCTAACTTGTTTGCCAAGACTGTAGAAGAAGTAATGAAAGGTGGTGTGTAATGAAATCCACTACATGCCTTCAATACTGCATCAACGGAATGGGGCAACGTCTTTTTGATTTTGCCAAGAGCAAAGAGGCTATGAAGTATATTGAAGTCTTCAAAAAGATGATGTTTAACCGTGACAATCAAATTAAGGAACTATTGATTGTCTATAACAGCTACTACATGGTTCAAGCAGCAATCAAAATTCAGGGACTTCCAGAGACGCCACAAACAGTCATCCGGTTTATGAGTTCCAACAATTTTGATTGTCTTCACAAGGATATTATCAATACAGTAGAAGAAAACTACTCAATGTTGATGAATTGCTTGAGCAGTAAAGATAAACGAAAGCTCTATGCCTTGTTTGACTAAATAAGAAAAGCACCTTTGCGGTGCTTTTTTGTTTTGTTGCCAGATGATAACTATCAGGTAGATCTCTACCTGGTGGATCGTTGAACCTCGCGCCGGTATACTGAACCCAACCACTAGGAGAGCTACAACATGGACAAAGATGAACAGCGATTGAAGATGATCGGTGCAAGCATCAAGCGCAAACGTGAAGAATCCGGCTACTCACAAAAATTAGTAGCAGAGCATCTAGGCATCACAGAGAAGACTTGCAGTGAGTATGAGCGAGGTAAAACACAACCTCCATTACTCAAATTAATAGCAATAGCTGAATTCTTTCAATGTGGGCTTGATGAACTGCTTGTTGGTATCAGTCCTGCACCAGATGATCAAGCAAAGCACATAGCATCACTTCTACATGGTTTGAAGCGAGCAGATAGACACCACATTGTGAAGATTGTGGAGAAAATTGTTTTGATTGCCAAAGGCAAAATCAAAATAGACACCTGAACAGGGGTCGAGATTCAGAGCAGCTTGGTTGTGAAATTGGTGCTCTCGTCAATCGAAAATGCGGTTTAGTTCATCGCTAAAAACAACCAGCTATGATTTAATTTTAGCAAACCAAAAAACCGAATCAATAGCAGATAAAAGAAAAGCACCCATTGGGTGCTTTTTTGTTGCCAGATGATATTTATTACTTGGCAATCTTGCTCATGTCTTCATCTTTTCTTGGTGGAATGTAGGAAGCAACTTCCTCCATTACATCCACCAACTGACCATCAGGACCATAGACATTGATGAAGGTCTTTCCATCCTTGATGACAGTCTCAGTGTAGGTGTCACCATTGAGAGACTTGATTCTGATTCCTGTATTCATCGCTTCTCCTTGATTGAAGAACAGCATAACGCAAACGTTCCCGGCTGGGAGCACCTACTTTGTTTATGGTCCAGGATCTGAACCACAAACAAAGCAGGTCGATGAAAAACCCCATCCCTACAACTGAGCCACGTTAGTGAAACCAGCTCGTCTGGTTCTCTATACATGAGCCCCTTTGAGGGGCGGCATCAGCCGGGTGACTTACTCACGATCACTCACCCCAACAGCACCAGGAAGCAGTCTATTTTTTCGCACAACACCATCAAGAATAGTCTTCAACTCTTGGAGCTTTTGAGCTTCATTTTGGATGTTCAAGGTTTGAACCAAGTCTCTTAAGACTGCCACTGATACCGAAATTTCATCAATGGTAGTGAGTTGGTTTTTATCGTAGATGAACTCAATCCCCATTTTTGCCACCAGCAATTTTTGCAAGATATTTAGATTTTTGGATCAAAGTATCTCTAAGCAGTTGCTCAACATCTAAATTATTTTTGATCGCATAGTCTTCAAGAATTCTGAAATTTTCATCACCCATAAATTTTGAAAATCCCAAAGCTCTTGACTGTTTTTGCTTTGCCACATAGTCAGACACAGCTTTTCTAACGACCATTCCGAAATTATCAGACAGACCCGTTTTGAGTAAATTTTCATCAATCCATTGTGCATCTTCATTGCGAATGAATGTAGTTTTTTTCTGGCATCCTTTCATTTTGTCTCCTTGTTTTTCCAATCATACGAAACAAGAAATCAAAATCAAGTCAGCAATCCGAAAGTATCTGCTATCGAGATTTGCAAAAAATTCGACAAAGATTTTTTATTTCGTAGAATAGAAATATGGGAGCAGAAAAAATGAAGAAAATTTAAAGCAAGACTAATAAACCATACCAGGAGAACCGGGGGTTTTCCTGTTTTATGGGTTTATCCTCTTGTTGGGGTTCCCCCAAGCCCCTAGAAAAAATGCTTACAACAATAATAAAAAGGAGAGCATATGAACGATGAAAACCAAATAAAAAAATATCCCGGTCAAGCCGGTTCTGATGATGGTGAACAACTAAAAAGAACAAAAGTTATTGAGATCAACCTATCACCATTTGAGCTAAAAAGTTTCAAAGATGCGTGGAGAAAAACAGACTTTAACTCAATGGCGAAGTTTGCTAGATACAAATTATTTGGAGGTCAAGAGCACAAGATTGATCTCTATTGGGATCTAAAAGATGAAGAAAGAAATATCAACAAGAACCTACTTTCTCAACTCAACAAGCTTGGCAATAACATGAATCAGATCGCCAAACAGTTGAACAGTAAGCCGGAATTTTTAAGACAAGAAGCAACTGAGTTACTTAAAAGTTTGAAGTCCGCACTTGATGAACACGAAAAAATTAGACAGGAAGTGATGGGTAAAAATAAGAAGTAAAAATGATAAATGCCGTTATGCCGAACTGTGGCACTGGCCCGATTGAAGATGCAATCAACTATCTAAAATCAGACTTTGACCATGAAGGAACTCTAAGAAAAAATAAGCCACGTGACTTTGCAGGTGATGCAGAGCAGTGCATTTTTGTTGGAAATTCCATAGACAGAAAGCATAAATATGTAAGTGGTTCATTGGTATTCCGTGAAACAGAACAACCAACTGACGAACAACTTAAAGTCATCGTTGACCAGTTCAGAAAAACTTTTATGGCTGGATTGGATTATGGAGAACACTTTGTTGATTACTGGAATGTCCATACTGACAAAGGAAAAATCGAGCTAAATTATGTTATCCCTCTTGCAGAGTTAACTACCGGCAGACAACTAAATCCATTTCCGCCAGGTCAAACAACCTATGAATTTAAAGATGCTTTTGATGCAGTCATCAATCAAAGTCTTGGTTATAACCAGGTAGTAGCAGACCCAACCAAGGCTTCAAATTCAAAATTTGAAACCAAGCTTCTTGAAAAATCCACATCCAAGGTAGCCGATGATTTTAGAAAAATTAAGCCAACCAAAGATGAAGTGTCTGATTGTGTAGCCCATCAAATCATCAATGGAAAGATTAACAGCAGACAAGAGCTATGTGATTTTCTGGAAAATTTTGGGGAAATTACCCGTATCAATGACAAATTTATTTCCATCAAACCATATGGGAGTGAGAAGGCTTTTAGATTAAAAGGTCCAGTCTATGAACACGGTGCAGACTTCAAGAAGATAGCCAAAGAATACCAATCAGCAAAAAGTGGATCACAAAACAAGCTAACTGATAAACAGTTTTCAGAAGTAAAAATGAAGCTTGCAAGACTAATCAAATCACGAAAAGACTTCAATCAATCCTTGATTTCAAAACCAGTTGGCAGACGAAACAAGAACCGTGTCTATGGTGACAAGAAGCCTGTTAATGATGGAGGTGGTTCTATTGGTGGCTCTGGTGGTGGTACTGCGCCTGCTTCTGTGAAAGTAGAAGAGCCAAAATCACAGCCAGTCAAAACTGAACCAGTTAAGCAGGTTGAACAACCAGCCAAAGAGATAGCACCAAAAACTGATGTGCAACCAGTTTCAAAATCCAACGATAAAGAATCATCCAACAATCAGGCTGATGATTCACCTGGATCATCACCAATCATTTCAGGTGGTTCAAATTCTGGTGGAAGTGTTGGCAGTTTGAGTGCTGAACTCAGCAGCCTAACTAATGAAATAGCCAACACAAGAGATCCGAAAAAGCTTGCTGAACTTGAAGCAAAAGCCGCAGGAGTGAGAGCCAAATTAAGCAGTGCTTCAATGGCAGAGCAAGTGAAAAAACTTAGGGATTCACTTAATCAGCAAGAAGATTTGAATCGTAAAAAATTCAAGAAGTGAGTTGACTCCTTAACTATTTTTGCTAAAAGATAAATACCATCTAGCAACATGAAAGACAAAATACAACAAGAGGAAAAAATGAAAAAGAATGGAATAATTATCAACTCAGAAACCACTACTTATTATAAAAATGGAAAAATTCATCGTGAAGATGGACCAGCCATTGAATGGAGAAATGGCAACAGGCATTGGTGTTTGAATGGCTGTTTACATCGCACTGATGGACCAGCTATTGAACTTGTAGAAACAGAGCAGAGGTGTAACATTAACAAATGGTCTATCAATGGTTATTTCCATCGTGAAGATGGTCCGGCTGTTGAATGGGGTAATGGCTATAAAGAATGGTGGTATTACGGTAAGAAACTAACAGAAGAGACATTCGAGGAGTGGAAACGAAATTGGAAATCATAAAAAAAGCACCCGGAGGTGCTTTTTTAGTATGTGAGCAACAGCCTGTCTGTGACCACGTGATCTTCCAATGACTCACCTTCCATCTGGAATCGTTTCAACATTGAACGACCACAATTTACATATGCTTCTTGTTCAAATACACCTTTGGGGATGTTTAGTTCAAGCAAAACATTCTCTGTGTTTTTTGAACCATCAATACTGAGAGCAACGAAGATTCCTTTCTTCTTTGCCCATGCAATTCTGTCAAATAGTTCTTGAAGAGAGAATGACTGAGCACCGTACAAAATTGCTTGGCTATGGCTATATGGTGGATCACAGTAAATCAAATCACCGGATTTTGCAGAATCAAAAGCCAACCTATAATCCTGATTAATGAATTTAGTCTGCTTTGTTCTAACATGCCACTCTTTTACTCGTTCATTGAACTTATGTGGTGGCATTGGCTTATGAACACCACAAGGTGTTGACATATACCCATCATCTTTTCTAAATCGAACTACTCCACCATAACAAGTTCTTGTTAGGAAAACAAAGTCGGCACCATTTGGATTTTTGTTGTATGAGGCAAGAACTTTTTCATACACCTCCACTTTATTTTCACCAACAATTTGAGCATGTCTTTCTTCATACCAATCCATCAATTCTTTTGGATTTTCTTGAAGAGTCTGCCAAATCTCAATCAAAGGCTTGAACACATCAGATGCCACTGCCTGTTGTGGTTGAAGTGTTCCAAGAACCGCACCACTACCCAAGAACGGCTCATAGTAGGTGTTGAACTTCGGGAAATACGAAATGATTTCATGTGCAAATCGTTGCTTGTTTCCTACCCACTTCAAAAGTTGGCTCTTGAACGGTTTGACTTGCACAACATGGGAGGATGACCGTTCAGCGACACCTTCGGCATCAAAGCCGAAGAGGTCAACAGTCTCAAAAGTTGTCATATTTTCTTGATCTTTCAT